GTATATTCTGAAGTACCTTTTCCTGGTAATCTATAAACATCATAAAGTCTGGCAGTTTCATCTGCAGTAATTTGTCCCATTTCCCTATTTACTTCCATAGATTCATCCGCTGGTTCAATCGTAATCTGATTTACCAATAAATTAGGCATAAATCTTTGTATTGCATCTCTAATATCTGACTCAATAGCTTGAAATGTCAAACCATCCAAAGGCTCAAAAACAAATTCATATATTCTTGTTCCAAATTCAGGTAAATAGTAACGCGACCCCTTCCTTGTCAAAATAAGATGAATTAAATCTGCCCTTATCTGTTGAGACGTATATTCAGTTAATTCAAGAAAGTCTCCTCTAAAAGAATCATTGAATGGGAATTTTATACCATAGGTTGTTCCGTCTGCCATATCCCATAAATATACTTTGATTATTTTTTTACTAAAGTATTACCTTTTTGTCCTTTTGGAAAATACGGACAGTACCTACATCCCGAACCACAACAATATCCTCTTCTGATATGGTACTCTTCTTTCATAACTTTCATACCATTTTCCACATAAAAATCAGAAGGGAGAAGTTTTAGCTTCTCCCTTTTATTTTCTGAATGTTTTTTCATCATACAAATTTTACCTCACAAGCCCCACCAGCACATGCCGCCTCACCAGATAAGTCTGTATTATCATCTATTTCTACAATTTTGGATAAATCAACATCATGTAGTGTTTTCATCAACTCTTCGTATTTTTCTTTTGAACAATCTTCAAATGGTGCTTGAATGTAAGTTCCTCCGTCATATGGTAAAACCGATAAACCATTATAATATTCTTTATTTTCCCACATCCATTCGCCAACTGCGGGCCATTCATGTTCTCTGATTGATACTGTTGCCGATACATTATGTGCGTTTGAACCACTTCTGTGTCCTGGTTTAATCCATTCTTGTTGAACTCTTTTAACTCTTTCGAGCAGTTGAATTGGTGATTCGTTTCTCAAAATTGACCCTTCTGGTGCTTTCTGTGGTATACCAATAACAGCTGTGTCGTGAGGTCTAAAGTATTCATCTTCAACTAATTCTGAATGATTGTCTTTCAAATAAGAATAGATTGATTCGTTTTTACCGACTCTTACTCTTCGTACATAATAATCATTGTGCCATGCGTGGATACCTGATGACGTACCGAGTGTTAGAGAGGTTGTACCCGCTGGTTTAACTGTTGTTGTTCTTGCAGCAGGATTGATACCAATGATGTCAGCAACTCTTTTGTTTTCTTCTTTTACAACTTTTGCGGCTGCTTTCATATTCAAACCTAAAACCGCACCTGAACCAATACCTGTCATAGAAATACCAACGAGGGCGTCTTTTTCAGTCGTTCTTTGCCAAATAGGTCTCAAATAATGGAAGTCAGTATATCCTGCTTGGAGTGTTCCAATGAACGAAGCAGCTTTTACTCTGTCCTCGTAATCCTCTTGTGATACAACATTTGATACATTCACCTCCGTTAAATTACAGAATTGGAATGGTCTGAGAGCAATTTCACAACATGGATTGGTTCCCCAATCTTTATCATTACTCAAATAAATTCCTGGTTCACCCGCCTTACTAAGTTCAATTTTTTTCCAAAGGTCCATAAAATACTCTTTTGTAACCTTGTGACGAAGTAATACGGCCGAGTTATTAGCTCTACCTCTTTGAGGATTATGCTCCCACCATGAACCGGTTTTACAACCAATCATTTCTTCATCTGTTGCAGAGAACAAAGAAATCAAAGCCGCCCTTCTGATACCACCCGCTAAAACTGCATCAGCAATATGACATACCATGTCGTGAACTTCAATCGGTCTAAGTCTATCTCCGTCATTTTTTGAATCAAGAATACCATCAAGTTTGATAAGACACTCTTTAAGTGGTTGAGGTCCAGGTGCTTTTCCACCTGAGGTAACTAATCGAGCCCCCTTTGGTCTGATGTCGCTGAAGTCGAATTGGATGTAAGAACCCCCATAGAAATATGATTTTACTAACACCTTGACCGCATCGGCCCATCCTTCTATTGAGTCAGCCACTAACCATCTTCTTCCCCTATCTTTATTTGGTTTTCTTATTTCAGGAAGCACATCAACATGATGTTTTTGAACAGAGTACCCCACACCTGTACCTCCGAGTAATAAGAACATAATTTCAGAGAATACTCTCCAATCGTCTACAGGAGCATACGCACAATTGTAGATTCTGTTTGGTGAAATTTCGATAGGTTTACCTGCGAATTGCATTGACCTCATTGATGGTAGAACCTGTTTTCTGTAAACATACATGTAGTTCTCGCGGATTTCTTTTTCTAATTTGGGATACTTTTTGATATGCATCTCCATGTTTCTTGTTACAAGCTCTTGCCATGTCTCTCTTCTCTTCAGCTCAGGGATGTACTTAGCATACTTCATGTACACCGTGATGTCTGATAAAATTCTGTTTGAAATGTCCATTTTTAAAATTTTTTTGTAAAATGATTTTATTTAAAAAATCGGTGATTTTCTTATTAAATATATGGTCGGCTGTAAACCGACCACAAATTTAATTAAAAAAAAATAAGTTTTTTTTGAAAAAAGTAGATATTTAATTAGGTACTTTTTTGTTGTTCACGTTGTTTTCTTTTCTCCAATAATTCTTTGACTCTGTCTTTTTTTCTTTCTTCTTGTTGTTCTTCAAATCCTAAGAATGTGATTGACGATTCAGTATCAATTTCGAGTAATTCATTATTGAATTTACAATTCTCAAAAACAACCCCGTCTTTACCAAGACGAGATTTTGTGATGGCAATTGTCGCAAGATTCATCTCTTTCTGCTGTAGGGTTTTAGCGACAGTGATGATTACGTGACCCACTTGTGCTTTTTTGATTGAACCTCCCATTTGGTCTGTCGTAACAACTTCAGACGAAATTGAACTTCTATTACCTTGGGTAGCTGTCCAACCGACAAGGTTCAATTCGTGACACATGGCTTCGAATGCTCTCATAATAGAACCCTCAGCTTTCCATTCGTCTTTTGCACTCTGTTCAGGAAGAACACAATCAATATAATCCAAAAGTATTAAATCTATCTTGTTACCCTCAGCAATCATTTTCCTAACTTGGTTCTTGATTTGACCCATGGTTACTGTATCTGATGCCAACTTTTTGAGAATCAATTTGTTCTTCATAGTGTCTTGAATCTCTGATATTTTCTCCATAACTTTCTCTCTATTAGCCGCTAAATTATCAGGTTCGACACCAGTCCATATTGTAAAATGTTTTCTCTGTATTATTTTAGGATTATCCTCAAAAAATATTTGAAGAACGTTATATCCATGATTGAATGCTGTGTTTGCTATTTTAGTGAGTATTGTTGTTTTACCAACACCTGTTGGTGCAAGAATGACTCCGATTTCACCTTTAGCCAATCCACCTTTCAATAACCTATCAATTCCAGTAATACCCATTGGTATAGGGTGCCTGTAATCATCCTCCAAAACGGTATCTAATCCTGAAAATATATCAGAGACATTTTTTTCAATTTCTCCAACTTGTAAAGCCTCCCGAACTAACCCTTCAACTTTATCGTAAGATTCAAAGTCTCCTTCAGTAATTATTTTTTGGGCTCTATCCATAGCCTTTTTTAATTCCTGTTGTTTACAGAATTTCAAAGCTTTCTCTTGAACGAATTGAGCTCCTTCAACGGGTGCGTCTTTGATTTGTTTTAAAGTATCTAATACAATTTTGACAACTAATTCTTGCGTTACTTCAGCCCTAACAATTTGTTCGATTGTTTCAAAATTGGGAGAAGCCTCATATTTCAGATGATATTCTTTAATCATCTGAATGATAATTTTGAAGTATTTGTTATCAAAATACGATGGCTCAAGAACGTCGACAATTGAGGATGCAAAATCTTTATCCTCTATTAGTTGGTTGATAAGTTGTATTTGAAACGTGTTACCTAAGTAGTCAAAGTTTTTGTTCATAGCCAAAGAAAATATCCCCTCTTATTTTAAATATCAATCTCTCAAATCAATTCCGCAATATTCGTAAGATAATTCGGAATTTGAAAAAATGTCAGTCAGTTCTTTAAGAACATCCTTCAAATATGGTCTTACGTCAACCGTGTAACGAACTTTTGGTGGAAACTTTTTTCCATCGAAAATTCTCTGACAAATTGTCTGGTCTCCAACTTTCACCGATAGATAAAAGTTTTCAGGGCCTTCTGTGAAGGATGTCTCCATAATCTTTGGGTCGTGAATAATCGCCTCCATATTGTCCATCATATAAATTACCGTCTTCATTTTTAGGTAATACTGTAGTTCTTCGGACAATGATTTGATGAAATAATAAAACTCTGTGGAGTTCTTTGCATCGGGGTTAAACCCTTTAACGTTGAAGAATCTTTGAACAACAATGTTGTCGTTCAGGGTCAACAAAAATTCCATCTTGATGCTGTCGTGTTCTTTCATGTTTTTCATTTTTTTGTGTTTCGTTTTTCTTTTCTTGTTAGTTTCATAAATGGTTTTAGGAAGTTTACCCACGCCTCATCGTTTTTTGGTAGGTATTTGAATAGGCCGTCTTCCATCATCAGCCTCATTAGATTTTTATAACCTCGGTCAGTTGGGTCCATAATATCGGTATGAATTTGTTCCACAAGTTGTTTACCTTCTTGATTTATGAGGGGATTATGAAGGTCAACAATCCTTTGATTCACAACGTAAAACTCTTCTCCAAGTATACCACTTTTAGTCCGTCCAGTCAAAATATTTTCCAAAGATTTAGGTAATTTCTTTTGCTTTATATTTCGTGCATAACTCAAAATTTCTTCAATACTGCATGGTCTCTCAAGCATAAAAGGGAATAATTTAACAAGAGTCTTTTCCCCTAAACCTTCAATACCATCAATATTGTCCGATTTATCTCCTGTGAAAATTTTGGTGAGAGTAATATTATAATGTGGGATGTCGACCTTATTGATTGTTACCTTATCCCCATTTTTAAAATACCTCTTCGCCACAGGGGAATAGATGGTCACTCTTTGGCTTATAAGTTGGGTTAGGTCTTTATCCGCAGAAAAGATAATAATGTCCTCATTGGTCGCAATTTGACAATAGTAAGCAATTAGGTCATCTGCCTCATTATCTTTCATTTCTACCTGTCGTACGAATACCTCCTCCAAATACATCTTTACCCTAGCTTTTTGTTGAAGGTAGGATTCGTATTTGTATTCGTTCATATCTTGCCGACGATTTCCTTTATATTGTGGATACAACCCTTTTCTCACGGAAGAGTTTGAATCACCGTCCCAAAATACTATTACCTTGTCGTGGTTGTGTTCTTCGAGGAATTTCCTGATGGTATTGATAAAATGATAAACTCCCCCTATATGGGAACCATCGTTATAAAGTTCTTTGACTCCGTGAAAACCAATTTTGAAAAGGTTGTCACCATCTACTAATAATGTTTTAGACACATAATCCTTTTAAGGTGAACAATCAATCTTCTTTTTCTTCTGTAAGTGTAAAATCACCTTCCGCACCTATAATATCTTTCCAATAGTCCGCATATTCTTTCTTATACGCTTCAATTGAAGCCTTCTCTTCAGTAGAATCTTTACCCGCCAAAAATCCGTGTGGTGTAACTATGATTCTTCCGTCATCATATCCCAATCCATTGATATGATTTTTCATAACCGATATCTTACTTCTCACCGCAAACTTCACACTACGTTTATCTTTAGTAGCTGTTATCTTCGTTGTTCCAGCACCTTTCTGATTTCCGAAAAGAAAAACAAGTGAAGAGTTCAACCAAACTGATTCTCCACCCTTGGCTTTAATTTTTGGTTGACCAAATGGATTATCGGGAAGTTCAACCCACGGTTGATTGATTATGATAAGAGTATTTTCGTATTCGGTATCCGCTTTACGTGAGCCTGAAATTCTTTGGTTGATACCCATTCCTATTTTATCAGATAATACTGAAGCGTTGTGTTGTTTACCACCTTTACCTTCGTAAGTCATCTTACAGGGAACAGAACCAACTGAATCCCATATAAAACACAAACTATAATTCAGTTCCCCTTTTTCTTGGGCATCTAAAAGTTGATTGACATAATCTGTAATTTGTTCAATATAACTGAAATTGTTGTTGAAAAGGAAGAGTCCATCCCAATCCATTTCACCTGTTTCAGTATCTACAACTTCTTCACACTGAAATCCCATGAGTTTCGCATGTTCAAAACTCCATTTTTGTTCTGTGATAATAAAAACAGGTAGAATATCTTTTTTCTGAGCATCAACAGCTGCCTTGATTGCTGCGGTAGTCTTCCCTGTATCTGAGTGACCCAAGAACATGTTGATATGTCCTATAGCAGGACCAGGTAAACCAACAGCGTCTAAAAAATCTGCACCAAGGTCCAAAAATCTTTGGGGTTTATATTTTGCTGAAGTCGAAAATTTCTTCTTCAGGTTACTGAATTCGTTTTTCTTTATAGCCATAATTAAAAGTCTAAGTTGTAATCAATAAAATCTAATAGGTCATCCTCAGGGAAATAAACCTCCCAACCCCCATTTTTGTTGATGTAAAACCCACCACCGTTACCATCTTCCCATTTTCTCAAATGAAGGACTTTTCCATTATCATCTTCCAATTTGAGTTCGAATGTAACTGCTTCGTAAATTTTTTCAGGATGTTCTTTTACTTTGTAACCCATATAAAAAAATTAAGGGCGGCCATGACCGCCCTTTGTTATGAATTAAAATGGTAAATCAGTGTCAACTTCAGCGTCTGCTTGAGGGTCAACAACTTTTGATTGTTTAGAACCACCAATAGAAGTTTCAGAAACCTCATCGTCACCGTAAACATATCCACCCTTTTCGTTATCCCACTTCGGTGTTTTTCCTTGTGCAATTGCTTCTAAATATTCAACAGGTTTTTTACTATAAACATCTGTCCAAGAAAGCTCGTCATTTACCCACTCTTTAGCTTGGTCTTTATCTGCATGAACCGGTGTAGGGTCATCGTACATAATTGCACTAACCGTGGTATATTCTTTTCCTTTTGGAGTCTTGGACTTAGCAAGTTCAATAATGAGGTCACGACCTTTTTCTGCGTCAGTGATATCTCCTTTGTTTCTCCAAATTGGAATAATTTTATCAAGGATTCCCTCGTTCTTGTAATTGTGTTTGAATCTCCAAAACTTTGGTCCATCTTGTTCGTTGTCACGGTCAATAACTTTCACAATATAGAACTTACGGGATTTGTATTGCTTAGCAAGTTCCTTATCGGATTCTTTACCTGTAGCCATCAACTCTTCGTAAACTTCATTCAAAGGTGAACGTTCGTTGTCATTTTTTCCTGGGTCATAAAACTTTTGCCATTGACCCCCAACTTGGATTTCGTGATACCAAGCCTCTTTGAATGGTGAGGAACCATCTGTGGTAGGAAGAATTCTTACTCTTCTCTGACCTGATTTCTCTTTATCACCGAGGATTAAAGCGAAATACTTTTTCATTCTTTCGTCTTGCGACATTTTCGATTGGGCCCCGCCCATTTGATTTTTTTCATACTGTGCCAATACGGCGTCTAATACATTACTCATTTTTTTAAAATTTAGATTGTTTAGCAAATATAATTGGGATTTCCCTATATGTCAAATTTAAAAGGGACCAATCGGTCCCTTTTTATTATTTAAATCTAAAATCTTCTCTGTCCTCTCCACTCGGTTGGAATGAATTTTTTATATCGTTCACATTGATATCACTAACTTGGTCGTCAGTCAAAACATATTCATTTTTTCCCGTTTTTTCCATTTCTTCTTTTTTGTCATCAAAAAAATCAGAGAGTCTTTGGTTGTAAGGGTATGAATCATAAACTCTCAAATTCAATTTTTCTTCAGGACTCTTGGACCTATATTTTTCTAATTTACTTTCCAAAGAGTTTAACTTACCCATAATTTGGTCCATCTCACCAAGTCTTTTCTCTAAATTAGATAATTGTCCAAAAAGGTTTTCAAAGTATTCGTCTTGTTTTTGTTGGATATTTTTTTGAGCGTCAACTAAATCCGTTATCTCTAATTCTTCAGTTCCACCCTCATCATCTTTTTTTTCTGTGGATTTACCTTTGTCATCTAGTTTTTCTACGTCTGGGTCAGATTCAACATCCAATGGTTGGGGAGTAGGTATACCCTTAGGTACATCCGCCCCTTCTACTTCTGGAGTTGCGGGAGGAAGTCCCGGTGTTGCTCCCAAAGCTGCGGCAGCATCTGCTGCGGGGTCGGGTGGTGGAGGTTCAACGGTCTGTTCTTTGATATAACTTACGATAGAATTATATCTTTCTATCTCACTAAGAATTTTTTTATCTATACCCATTTTTATCCGTTTAAAAGTTGTTTAATTCCTCTAGCAGTTTCTACCTTCACTCTTCTGTTTGCCAGATGTTGGTGACCTGCTCTTTCTATCAAACCATCTCTTTCTCTAACTACATAACATTCACCTGTGTCCAAATCACAAACTTCTTTTGAACCGTCTCCATTATCTTGTTCCGAAAACCTAACAGGCTTTCCCAAATAATTGTCGAGCATTGTTTTCAAACTCATAGAAATCTTTTTATATAAATATATTAAATTAAATAAAAGTGAATATACCTGGTGCAACTACAGGTATTAGATTTCCTGTTGTTGTTACAGAGATTTGTAATTGTTGTGGTGGAGTGCTTACTATTTGAGGGATAGAAAACTTTATTTTGTTTGTTGATATAAATTGTACTGTTCTAAAATCTACTTGTGTTGTTCCAACTGTAATAGTTCTTATGTATTCTAAGTTGGTTCCTGAAAGACTGATAACTGTTCCTGTGGTACCGGTGAGCGGTGAGAATGCTGATAATACTGTTGGTGGACAAGCAGGAATGGTTGTTTGTTGTCCTCCTCCACCTTGATTGAATGAAGTTCCAATGTCAGTTCGCAAACCTACTCTTCCCGCACTTGCAATCGCTTGGTCAACTATATTCCCATAAATTCCTAAGAATCTGTCTATGTTTGATTCATAATATTCGAGTGTTACTTGTGCCGAAGGGAATGCTGTGCAGTAGTATTCAATTATTTTATCTTTGAAAACTCCACCGGTAATTTGTGAAATTCTGGGTGTGATTAAACCTGTCATAAATTTCAGGTAGGTATTCACATCGTTGAATTTTGCTGCGGGGAGTGATTTTTCACCACTTATTGTTTTGGTTTTGATACATGAATAAACATTAGGTACAAAATCTTGTGTTAAAGATGCCGCTATTGATTTGTCTAATGTTATATTACTAAAGTTGAAATCGTATGCAACAAATTCCCCCTTAGGGTCACCAGCTATACTAAATGTTCTCATGTAAGACAAAACGTATACAATAGTCTGAAGTTCTGCATTAGGTGCCGTGCCTGTGTATGTTTTTAGACTATCTGAGAAATCGGTCGCGGTCAACTTCGTAAGTTGTCCCGTTGTAGATTCAAGTCTATCAAATTGTGGCGATAAATTTGCCCTACAAGCATTTTGAGCATCAACAGAAAGATTATTCGAATTTTGGATTAGATTTGTTTCTTTTCCTTGATTTGTAGTTGTTATAGTTGTGTTTTGGTCTGTCTTCTGTATTACTAAGTTTTCTAGTTGTGTTAAAAGGTTTTGATTTATCTTTTGTAGATAGTTATCCTCCACAGGGTAGTCATATATACCTTGTCTTACACCTGTAAAATTTGTTGTAAAATCGCCTGGTGTAATTGTATGAGATACATCTGTAATCAAATAGGGACCGTTGAACATAGGTACGTGTCTGAGATTGAAATACATCGTTGGTTGAATTAGTGCGTTACCCATTGCACTAACCTCACACTGGTAACTTCTTCTTTTGTAAAAATTGTAAAGACTTGCGTTTTGAGTACCAACATTCTTAGTATTAGTTTGGTCAGCCATCATTAGAATTGCGGCAATTGATTCAGACGTTGCTTTACCGTTGTCTTGAGAAACACTGAAAGTTTGAAATACGTTTTGATTTCTTATTCCGATGTCTACGTTGAAACCAACAACTTTGTTAGAAAGACCCCAATCCGTTTTTCCTTGCTGATTTTCAATTACAGGATTACCAGTAGGGTTTCTCAAATCAAATCCATCGTCCCCAATACCCGTCAACTTTACTGATACACCGAGTTGGTCGGATGGTTTACCCACGTAAAAACAAACTATTTTGGGACCAGATTTTCTATAGTCAACGTTTGTGAAAGTACCCCACATGTTATCGGCAAAATCCAAAGTGGATTCTGTATTTGGGCTTTGTATTCCATTTACTTCCTGAACATTATAAAAATTACAATATGCGGGTAATGGCATCACAACAAAATTGTTTTGCATTAGCATTGAACTCAACAAAGTATAAACACTCATACCTTCGTTCAGGGCATTCTTATTTATCAAATTTTTAACGGAAAAGATATCGAGAACTACCGTCTCCCCAATGTTACGTGAAGCTCTATCCAAGAATAAAAAATCTTCGAATAGTGTCCTCTGTGAATAATCATATCCCGCAACCCACTTGTCATTCAACGATTTGAAAACGTTATATATTTCAACCTTACCTTGTAACCCTGAAAGTCCTGATTGGATTGTCTGTTCTTGAGGCTCTTGAACATCAGGTAGTTTAGCTTGAGTGGATATTATAACTTGATTTAACAAATCACCTTGGAAAGTTTCGTTGTTGTTCAAATACGCAGTCAAATTGTCTCTGAAATTTGTAACCAATAAATTAGGATTATTCAATCTTTGGGTCGCATACATTTTGATGATAGGGGCCAACAATCCAACATTCCTTGATGAGAATTCTATGTTGTTATTGATGAAAAAATCTGTGATGTATGAACCGTTGTCCGTATAAGTTAAATCAGGTATTGATGAAAATCCAACTTCGGTAAGTAATGATTTCCATGCAGGTCCATTCAAATTTTTGGACTGCTGTAGTGAGATACCCCCACCGGCCGATGGTAAAGTATTTGTTACGTACGGTTGAAAAGTGATTGGTTCAACCACTGTCGGTGTTTGTAAACCGATGGAAACATAAGACTCCCAAGTTTTTCTGTTGAACTTGGATGGATTACCATTTCTTATAATCACGTCATATTCCATAATCGATTTTATCTGTGATGAAAAATTATTGAATTGATTTGTGATTGCTTCCTTAAATAAGTCTTTTGTATTAGTGGCTAGTGTTGGCGTCAATTTCATTGCCTCTCTCATAAAAGCCTGAAAATTTCTTGATATACCATCAATTTGTACCGCACTCTTATTTATTTCACTACGAGCGGGTGCATATTTTACGTTTGTAATTGGTGCACAATAATTCAAAAATTCTTTCTCCATCAAATCCAAGGCTCGTTTGTCGAATACTCCAAAAATTTCTTCCATGGTTGTATAAGCGTTCGAAGACAAAAGTTGAAAAGGAACTATTGTAGACCCATCAGAGTAAATTAAATTCATATACGAATCTGTATTTGGTTTAATTACTTGATTAGCATCAAAATAACCATAGTTTGAAGCCGCCCATAAACATCTTACTGAACCGTTGTACATTGCTTTATTATCAACCAAATCCGTTGTTGTTGTGGGATTACTTGTCTGATTTGTTACTAATTCATAATTCGTTTGATTCATATTAGCGCCAAAAGATGGTAGAATATAATACTCTGTACCGAACTCCACTTCATCAGTAGCCGGTACACAAAGATTTATAGTACTATACGCATCCACCAAAGTATTTGGTAGAAGTGCTGACCAAGTACTTACATTTACATCTTTGTTGTTTTGTTCCGCAGAAAATTCTGAATTGGGAAATTGATATAATCTTAGCCCGTCAGATACGGCCGATTGTATTTCTGAGTTGGTATAACTTTTGAACAAATCTCTACCGTTATAAAAAAAAGCAAAATCGTTCATAACCTTCGGGTAAAAACCTGTCTGTATCTCCAAAATATTCTGATTTTGTTTTTCCAAACTTATTTCGTACTTTCTCGGATTTGTTATTGGAAATTGAAACTCATACGTTGTAGTTTTGGAACTAAAGGTTGGGTCAAAATTTCCTAAATAATCAAAATTGTTCCATATACCGTCTAAAATATCCTTGTTTGTTTCTACATATGTTTTATATCTGTACCATATTGACCCCATCTTCAATATCCAAGCATATGGTACTTTATGAATGGCTCCGAATTTATTGAAACATGATGCCATATAATCCAACTCGTTATTTATTCCTAAGCTTTTATATCTCTCTCTAAGACTTATGAGAGGTAAAGAATTTATGAATAAGTAAGCGGCTTGTATGTAAGGGTTCCTACTTTTATTTTTTTCTAATCTTACACCATTTTGTATTGCGTTGATAAAAAAAGGTGTATTCAATATTGATGTGGTCTGTACTTTACCCAAATACTTACTTGTTGGTGTCTGAACAAACCCTTCAGTTGGAATCATCCGAGAAGTGTTATTTATACTACCATCAAAGAACAAATTCATCGTTTGAGTACTGACATTAGGTTGTGTTGATAAACTTTCACTTATTATGCTCGGGGTTGGTGTTGTTCTGTATCCAAAATTTGTGACGGGTCTTTTGTTTATGTAGTCATACAAATCTGTAAAATTAGAAATCATATTCCTGTCGGCAAATACCGTTATTACATTTTTGGTATCAAAAACATTATTCAGTGTTGCAGTAGCACTTTGGGACATGTTAGTCTGAACCCATCCACTTGATGTAAATGGGTAGGTATCAATAATTTTGAATTCATTACTGGCATTTTTAGTCAAATCTACCAATGGTTTCAAATCTGCACTTTGTTGTGGGTCCAGTCCCAACTCTGTGGTTTTCAAAATTGAAAATGGATTGTCAGTCAGTTCTTTAAGATAGGATGTAACAAAAAATCCACGTTCATAATTATAGTAAGACGGACCCGTTCCATTATTTGAAATTTGTTTAAGAAAAGTGGGGTAGTTTTGAGAATTCAAATTTGTGTTTTTTAATTTGAATGTTATACCAGGATTATTTACTCCAAGACTTTCTATGATGTTGTTAGTTTCTACACTTGTATTCAACGTAATGAAGGGTGAGACTTGGTTGGGTAAAGCCCTACTGAAATTAGAATAATTTGCTGTGACATATTCTCTTTCCCATATTTCGTAAAAATATCTTACCTCTTGCTTATTTGAATAAATAACATTCGAAGTTGGGTACTCTATGGCATTTATTTGTATTGCAAATGTTGTAAGTTGACTTTCAATCGGAGTTTGGGTGGAGGGAATATTATCTTTCATTATCAAACCCTTTATGTATTCTTCAACGAATTCAACTTCAGGCCATTTTGAAAAATCTGACGCCTGAGTAATTTTGACAACCGATGGTGCACCCAAATATTGTAGTTGAAATCTTCCCTTTTTATCGTCGGGACTTTCAACAAAAAATTGTGGCCATGGATAAACAGGTGTTTGTCCATTCACTATTCCTTGGTTCGCACCAGCCGCTTGTGAAGTAATTTGAACAACAGTTTGTGCTTCTGTGTTTTTTGCTGATGAACCATTTTTTTGAATTGCTAACGCTCTCACAGGGTCGTACTTCACACTCCAAGCCTTTGTGTGACAATCATCCAGAAGCCTTATAAAACCCTCCGTGTTTGCCATTATAACTGCGCACATATTTCTCACTGTAGGGTTAAATCCGATTCCTGTTGATTTGTCCTGAATCAGTAATTTTAATTCTTCAGTTATAGCGGTTTCGTAGGCTTTGAGTTTTTTTAGAGCATCTTCTTCTATTTGATTTACTGTTTGGGTGAATCCATTCTGTTGGTCAAAATTGAAAAATACAGGGTCGCTTTGTACTGTGGTGCCATTTATAACGGTACCCTTTTTTGCCAATAGAATGTCCAAATTATTTTGGGTTGTTGTTTTTTGAACGTCATTAGCACTTATGACATTGAAAAAAGACGCCGCTGTCGCATCTTTATTTATTTGACTTATATCAATTGTTATTTGTATTTGATTTGGGGTAAGTTTGTCTAATTTTATATTTTCATTGCTATCCTCGCCTAATGTTGGATTTTTTTTCAATTCACTCAAACTCCTATCAAAAATTGTATTTAAATTTTTTATTGCTGCTGTTTGTGAAACTAAATTTGTTTGAAGTTCCTTTTTGAAAAAATAAACTCTATTGTTGTTATTGAGAATGATGGCTCTTGGGTCCAAATTAGTTAGAAACCATGAAGTATTCTGTGGGCCAATTAAACTTTCTACAAAAGCTTTCAAGGTCTTCAAATAGTTTCTTATATTAGTCAATGGTTCTACATTCACTAAGGGGTAAGAATTTACAACATTTTTTTCAAACATTTCAAGTTTGTTCATCAATTGTAATAAAGTTAACTCAGGAAAATCTTGAGGAATTAAACCTTTGCTTTTGTATTCACTATAAACTTCAACAACCTTCTCATACCCCCTCTCAGTTACAAATTCTGCATAAACTGTATTTTCAGCACGAGTTGCTGTAGTAGTTCCACCCTGTTGGGCTGAGGATGAATTCTGTAAACTTTGATTATTTGTTGCGGGATTAGCCACAACAGGTTCCAAACTTGTTGCGAATCTTTTATTATACATGTGAGGGGTTGCCAAAAGATGTGATATTAAAATTTCATTTAATATATTAAACTTGAACCCCTTGAATTCTAAAGTGATTGAATAATTACCTGTTGAAGTATTGAACCTTGCGTCAAACTTTTCCAAGTATAGTTGGTATTTTATTGCCTGTCCGTAATACCCTTTTAGCGTCAAATAAAATTGAGGATAAGGTAAAGTAAAAAAAGCGGCATACGGGGAGTTATCTCCAAGTTGGAATAAAGCCCTTCCTTGAACATCTTCCAATTGCATTGAAACTGATGGAATAAAACTTGTTCCAAGTTTACAGATAATAGAGGTGATACCCAATAAACCGTTGTCAGTAACATTTTGTTGGTCCAAAACAGTATCAACAAAGTATGCTTTATTACCACGTGTGACGGTTTTCTCCAATTTGGCATTAGTAAATTGACCACTCAAAGCATCTTTACCTGTCAATTCATCATAGTAACCTGTACCTAAGTAATTATTTTTGGTTGGTTTTAGAAAATTTATTCTAGCAATAGTCATACTAGTGTTTACGTTTTCATTTGGTTGTATACCTAAAGCAAGTTTTGTTCTTGGTAATATTTGGGCCTCCAAATTAGCATACATCACCAAATTTTCGTGGTCTACAATTCTTTCACTTATTCTACCCGTACTATCAATAGTCTTATTTGGGTCAATTAAAATGATATTATCATAATCGAATTCAGGTAAAATATGACCACTTAAATCTCCTTGTATATTACTACCTGCCATAATAATAAAAATATTGTTCTACAGCTGTTTTATAATCTTGGAGGGACGGTATCAGAGGGAACGGTATCACCAAGATAGCACCATCATAGATGTAATTTTCTAGTCCCCCGAAAATTGGATTAGCCTGTAGAATCAACCATCCAAATACAGGGGAACTATAATATTGTTGTGAAATTCTATCTAATCTACTTTGACCTACTTTGTAAATGTATGTTTGGTCTGTAGTTTTTGCGGGAATAGTCACATATGGAACTATAGTTTGTTCTCCGTTGAATGTAAATTCATTATATCTGTTGTAATAAGGGTATGACATCAATTCAATTTAACTTTGGATATAAGAACGTCTCCACCAGGTGTTGTTGGCGTGTTCCATTTATTATCTGTATTTTGGTTTGTTTTTGCCCCCAAAGATTTTATTAAAATTTCTTGATTTGGGTCAGGAGCGCTGGATTTTGAATAGTCAAACTCCCTCGGTTTACCTAATGGGAATGGTGTAAAATTCAGAAAGTTTTTCATTTGATTTGTTTCCATTTCGTTCAAAAAGGTCTGTGTTAGAGAATCTTCTTCATCAAATGCGGGTTTTACAATTCCTGTCCAATATGCATCAAATTCTTCAGAATACCTCATAGAAGCGCCCCTTGGGGCTAAAGATTGATTTTCAATCAAATTTCCTATCATCGCATTCTTAAAAGTTTGATAAGCATCTCCTTTCAAATCATTTGATAAAACCATGTATTGTCTCCTGAACGGGTTTCCACTGAACAGAGGGTTTTTACTAAAAGGAAAAAATACATCATTTTTTATTGTACTTATTTCAGTGCTGTTTATTCTAACTAAAATACCGGTATAAGTGTCAGAACCCACAGTAAAATTTACATTACTTGTAATTTTTGTGTAGAAATCATTCAAACTTACTTTGATTATATCTATATCTTGGTCAAGCTCTTCGTTAGTTTTTGTAGGAGGGTTAGGATTACCCGCATTCACAGGTCCAACTCCGGTCGTTCCCGTCACCCAATAAATCACCACGTTTCCATTAGTCTCTTGGAACCCGTCGGTATTGTCCCAAGAGGTTCCTGAATACGGAACAATATTGGCACGACTTACGTATTGTAGATATGCTTGTTGTGTGTTTACAACATCTTGGACTATAGTAGTTGCGGCATTTATGAAAGTACCTTGTTTGGCTCTAACCAAGTCCAAATAATTTCGTTTCATTTGGTCTTTAGCCGCTCTTGAAAAATCTTTATCTGTATTACTTATCCATTCAATCCAAGGGTCTTGACCGGCATTTATTTGAGCAATCATGTCAGTGAAAACTTTGTTTACATTTTTTTGTAAATTGTCTGCCTTTCCATACAAATATGTAATAGTGTTAGGGTCTGTATAAAAAGTTCCCTCTTGGTATTTTCTCTCTATACTCCATTGTTGTAACATGGCATTGTTATATTGAGAAAAAATTGATTTACTTTGGTTGAATACAGAAGTGAAATAAGTTTGGGTTGTTGATACAAAAGTATCCATAAAATTTTTATAACTTATTCTTCCTGTCTCATCCGTTGCGGTGATAACGTTTGTCTGTCTATCACCTATGGTAGTACTGTTACTTAGAGCAGCAATATTTTGAACTTGATTGGTTGTTGGTGCGGTAGGTTGAGCAACTGATTGTAAAAATTCTTTATCAAGTACTTTATAAGAATCGTCGGTGGGGTCTGCCCTGTCATCCCACATCTCTGTATTTGCGTAATAATTGAATGTTAGTGCGTTTTGTAATTTATCAACAGCAGTTTTTAAACCTTGTCCCCCAACAAAATTAAAGTTCAGAGTTATATTTGCAATCATAGGTTGAATACCTATCCCTTCAGGATTTATATCCAGTCCCTCAAAAGCTAAACTCAAACTAGTCGGAATTATTTTTGTATTATAAAAATCCCCCACCCTTAGTATCAAAACAGGTGGTGTTCCAAATGCGGTGTTTACAGCATTGTTATATTCTAATTCATAGGTACCACCAGCAGTGGCTTTCACAGTAGGGATTGTATCACCTGGTCTCATACATTGTTGTAAGAATGTCAATCTAGAATTCAAGCCCTCTGGGGTTGTGGAGTGGAAAGAAGGTTGGAAAAACTTCAATTTGTCTTTCAAATTATCGTATAACATGGGAGAGTCTTGTTTGATGGTCTCAAAATAATCACATTCTGATATGAGAGCCCTTACAATTCTTTTGGATATGTTATCCGTTGGTCTAAATTTAGGTTCAACTCTTGTAGGCGGAGATGGTGGAATTGAAGTGTTCGTTGGTTGAGTTGGCACTATGTTTGGCGGTTGTTGTGAAGGTTCGGGTGCACTTATTGTTATAGATTTTATTTTTACCCTTCTACATGCCATTGCTGTTGAATTTGTAATTGATTGACCGGCAAGACTATTATTGTTATCATCGTTGTCCGAACAACTTTGAAACTCTGTATTTGAAATAAACTGATTCGAACTAGCATCCCATTGGAAAACTTGAACTTTTTCCGCCCCTTCTCCGAGTGGGTTTTCAGTGAAAGTTATTCTTCCTGATTGTATATAAGAATTCAAAAGTTGGTCTGAAGCAAACAAATTCTTCACACTTTCAATTCTTCTTTTCGAAAGTTCCAAATTATAATCTTTAGTGTTAGCCGCAGAAGCACTACCTGTCAAATCAATAACAACTTTGGATAGAGGGTTATTCTTCATTACCGTTCTAAGTTCATTGAATAAATTTACTTGAACGTGGTTGTAATTTTGAGTAACTACATTATTGATAAAAACTCCTTGTGATGCATAAGTTGTGGTACTTTGATTTATATAATCCGTATAATATTGTGAATAACTTCCAACTACCGGTGATACCGAAGGTGGTGCTGGTATATCGTTAGGGAAATAAAGTGCAAAGTTTTGGAATTGTTTAAGTGTATCTTGTGGTGTATTCTGTGATGGTTGTGTGATTGGTTGTGAACTATTTTGTGTGTCCCTCGCGCCTGTAGCCAAAGTGTTTTTAGCCACCTCCACCTGTTCTTTACTAAGATTTTTCGATGATATTGCCTGTTGTATATCTTGTAATTCATTCGGAGGTATTGTATAGTATCTTTTCGCTAATTCATACAAATCATATTTTTTACAACCCGCAAAGAAAGATTCCAAAATACCATCAATTCTTTCTTTATTACTTTCGTTATTTAAAACTTTATTTACTATAACATTTAGAACCGAAGGATGGTCTACAACAATTTTCCATTGTAAACTACCACCCCTACTTGTGTTAGTATATGTGTAAATTGGTTCTGGTCTACCAAGGAAATCTTGTGTTTTCCAATTTGCTGTCACATTTTCATTGAATGTCAAACCATAAGGTGGGAACCACATTACTCTACCGCCATTAGGACCCCTTTCACAAATAGGTAATTCATTCACATTTATACCTGGTGTGTTTGATGTTCTCCAAGCTAAATTTTCTAATGAAAACATATATTTCTTAGCAAAGGCTGAATTATTTGTTCCAATCAAATTTGATGAAGCTTGACCGCCCTCTTGTTTGTTAGGCACTATATTCAAGTTATAGGTTTTATCAAAAACTGAATATGAAAATCTTCTACCTTCATTTACAACGCCATCTTGTTTTTGTAAATCATTATACTGAAGATATGGTATATCCTTGGCAAAAACTCTACAGTATTCTGTACCAACCTCGTTTCCTAAAGAACCAACATAACTTAGTACTCTCGAACCTTTAGTTAGTTCTTTATACCCATCATTGAAAACTTTACTGACTTGGTCCATAGCATTACCAACATGTTGCAGTCTCCTACCGCCCTGTGGTTGGCTATTTATAATTCTTTGAGTATCATCAAGTATTGACCCTTGTCTAAACTCTAAATTTACAGACTCAGTTGAATTGTATGATGAAGGTTTGAAGTCTTGGTCTAACTGTGTTACTTCTCCTCCAATACCAACTTTTTTTCCCGCATTCCCCCTGTATTTTGGGGATACCCAAGTGAATCCACCTTCAATTCCACCGCCATTGATATAAGCAGGTCCATTAGCTCCAAGTTTAATCTCTCTATTCGGTCCTTCATATAGTTGTGCTAACTCTTGTGGACCATATACAGGGGCTTGAACCTCTTGTCCGAATTCGTTATTCGGTAAATCCCCTGTAGGTGAAAAAACTCTTGATGGTTCTGAGGTTGGTGAACCTATGTAGTAATTTGAATTGTTTATTGTTGTACCAAATAAAGCCCCACCAACTCTATCAAAAATATTCCTATCATATCCTGGCTTATATTTGTTATAATTTATACTGCCGAATAATCTTGACCTTTGTCCTCCTCCAGTATTGTCCAAAAATATTTGTGAACCTGTCTTCGGGGGTCCTAATAACTGTCCAAAAAAATTACCCACAGTTGTGTTGGACCTTTGAAATGCTAACTGAAGTTGTTGTATTGTGGTTGGAAACCCTGAATTTATCGATGGGTCGAAATAAGAACCAGGTATTGGCGATGTTGGTATTATACTACCAGCTAATCTGAGGGCGAAATCCGTTGCAGCTAAAATTGGTCCTGATGGTTGGGTAATTACCCAATTTGGTTCGATGAGAGGAACCCTTGTAGTCAAAAGATTGAATATATCTGTACCACTATCTATATTGAAAAGATTTATTCTTCCCAACGTTTGTTGCCTTATTTCTGTGGCAATTCTTTCTTCAAATGACCTTCTGAGTGTAGATGCGCCGAGTCTGGCAATGTATGAATCTTGTGTCAAAAGACCGTTACTTCCCTGAGGGTCTCTTGTAAGTAGAATTTGTACAGGATTATATGAAGAGGGTACAAAAGTTGATGGGTATGGTTGATTATTATATATGTTTCTTGAACCGTTTCTAATCCAATCAGGTTCTGTAATCATTTCACCACTATCAACCGTCCCGTTACCACCGGTACCATAAGCGTTTCTTGGTCTCCATTCCCTTGCAGCAATTGGTGCTTGGTCTATGATGTGAGCATCTTGTTGTCCTGGTCCATACTCACCTTGGTTTGAACGTGTGTTATTCAATCCACCCACATCTCCAACAATTCTATACCCACCTTCAGCCCCAAACTGATTCAGAGGATAAAGTCTGTTGGCTAAAATTGGCGAATCAATTAAAACATCAGGACTGTCAGTAACCGACAACTGTGATTGTTGATACTCATATGTTATCGGGGGGTCAGGACGATTTGGAGATTTCGGGTAAGGTGCCAAATTTCTCGTCATCAATCGTGACCTGAACCTTTCGGAACTACTATAATCTAATGGGCTAGGCACTTGATACTTCTATTTAATCAATAAATAGGTAAACATTATTTTTTTTTAAAACTAAATTACAATTATGTTGTTACCGAATATTGTCCTTTTTTAGCAATCTTACCTGCTCTGAGTAAAGCACCCTCGGTTACCTCCAAAAGGGCTTGTTTCACAGTTTCGGGTGATTGTAAAATATATTCAGTGAAAGCAGGATAAGATGGCATACTACTGAAATCTGGTGGAAGTTTTACTGTAAGTTCTGCCGGTATAGGTGTTTTATCATCAAACGATACTTTCATATTCATTCCTGTTGTAGCCGCCCTTAAACCAGATTCATTTATTGCATTCAATAGTGGTAAAAAGGCCTTTGTTGATGCCGCATTCACAACAAACTCACCATCTGATAATCTTGTTTCTATAGAATCGCTTGTTGAAGTACCGGGTCCCCTTACTAAACCACCGGTGGCTCTACCTGGGGGTAATCTTCTTCCACCACCACCAAGTCCTATTTTTCCCAAGATTTCATTTAACATTTCGGTTGCTCCTCTTCCTCTATCCGCATAAACAGTTTGAATATCTTTTTTGAAAACATCGTAAATTGCTGGAGCTGAGGCTTTCATATAATCTTTTAATTTTGCTATTTCGTTTTGTTGTTCTCTTTCCCTCTGTGCTTCTGAAATTTTAGCATCTTGTATATTTTGTAATCTAGTTTTGAACTCTTCCATTTTTTCAAAAAATCCAGATTTTTCGTAACTCTTTCTCAGTGAATCTGCAACATCCCTCGTTGCATCCAACGAATTATTCACATTTCTCAAAACTCCTGGCATGTTAAAATATGTTTTAGATAATACCTCTCTTACCGCTTTGAATTCGGCTAATAATTTTTCACTTGTTGAAAGTTGAGCTTCTTGTATTTTTTCCAATGTTTTGGGTGCTTCCTCTTGTTGTTTAATCAATCTTTGGAAATCATCTTTATTTAAATTATACAATTTTTGTTGATATTCATTCCCTTTGTCATCTTTGATTGATACCTCATATTCTCCTCCTTCTCCCATTCTGGCAACGTTTGCAATCATTTTTTTGTCCTCTTCCGAAACATCAAAGTTTAATCCTGTGGTATTGATTTTTTTTAATTTATCATCCATTTCAGCCGCGGCGAGCGCTGTTCTTCTCATGTTTTCCGCACTGAGTCCTGTCTCGTCTTCCAAAGCTTTCATTGTGAGAATACCCTGAGGACTGACTCTGAAACTTTTAGTTTTTTCATCAAAATATGTGAAAGATTTCGCGACATTTATTATACTGTCTTGTAAACCTGATGGGTCGTTTATAGATTGATTCATCAATTGGAATGGGTCTGTGAGATTTCCCACTGAAACTCCTAATCTTTGAAATGCTGATGCCATCTTTACCGCATCCTCAGGATTTAATACTTTATCTGCAAAGGTAAAGGTTTCTTTCATATCAAACCTTAGTCTCGAAGCCTGTGCTGCCATTTTGGTCAATCCCATAACTCCTTCGTTGAAATTGTATCTCGAGAGTTGTTCAGTTTGTTTAACCACATCTGCCATTACAACTTTAGCATTCTGTCCAATCCTTTGAACATAAACTATGGAATCTTCTAAGTTATCTGCAATGTTTTGATATTGTATACCAACAGTCTCAAATTCTCCAACAATAGTTTGAACGTTTTGTCCTAAAAGTTTACCCACCGTGAATAAATCCTCAACGTCTTTCACGGAAGCAACTACATTTCTTCTTGTACCTGAAGCAATATCATTTATCGTTTCTGCGGCATCAGTATAACTACCACCTAAGGAAACTATAGTAGGAGCGGCTGATGAGATTGTTCTCATCATTTCCTGTAATCTTTGTCTTGTACCTGTAAATGCTTTGTTTAGGGCTTCTGCGGTAAGAGTTATGTCCTCGAAAGGCTTCAAAGCCGCTATAAGTGGATTTTTTGCCTCCGCAAGCGCTTTGTTCATTTCTGCGAAAGCTTCGGTAAACCTTTTTATGTTTTCTATGTCATTCTTGGTTGGTGTACCGCCCGTTCCTGTTGTTTGAAAAAACATAATTAAATATTATTCAATAAATACAAGACAAAAGTTTTTATTCTTTTTTGTGTTCCTCAACCCATTTATCCAATAGATATCTTCTGACAAATATGGGCATGTTCATAAAGTCATTATAACCAACATGAAAAAGGGTTGATAGATAATAATACTCGTCTATTTGGTTCTTTCTATAATCAGAAGAAAGGGCGAAAAAATTCGACCCCAAAACTAACGTTGACAGTTAGTTTTTCTCCTGAAGGGGCAATTACTTGTTTGGTTAAATCTAATCTTGGTTCGCTATCTTGCAAGAATTTTCTAATGTACTTGGAATCCGCTATGGGCATTTGTTCAATAAACTTAGCAATCTCCCCCTTATCAGAGTTACCATCAATCTCTACAATTTGAGATTGTAGAGTAAGAGTGACTCTCGGTGCAGGTCTGTTAGTCGGGTAACTTTCAAATGTTTTTTGTAGTTGGTTTTGTTCCCCAAAGGTTAGTAGTTTTAATTTTACAGATGCTCCCGAAACAGGTAGTTTTGTTGAAAATGTTCCGTCTTCGTTTGGCTCATTTGAACTTTGTTTGATATCCAACTCTGCTAACGATATGTTTGCTTCAAAACTTTTTTTAGTTGATGGGTCTGTCACATTCATTGTAATGTAGGGTCCAAAAGATGTATTCCTTAAAAAAATGAGGATGGCTTCGATATCCCCTTCCAATAAGTCATCTATTTTAATATCAGGTTCATAAATTTTGTGTCTCAAAAGTGCGCCTGTCAAATCGTTTGTATTACCCAAAAGAATATTTTCATCCGATGCAGTAAGATATCCTACTTTTACTGATTTTTTTTTATTCTTATAAAATTTTCCCCCTGATGGAAATGTTACAACATCATGAGGAAGTGTAAAATTTTGTTGTCCGTATTCTCTACTTTGGTCCTGCATAAAAAAAATTTAACCGTGAAGTTTATGTCTCCACGGTTAAATATATAAGTTTTATTTTTATTCTAAATACTATTAGTATACCAACACACAACGGTCAGGACGTAAACCACAAGTAATATCTGCCAAAGCGTCATTACTATAGGCCAGTGAACCGAAATTTGCACTTGTTAGGAAAGTTCCGTACAATATCCACTTCTCTACAACAACTCCTGTTGGGTCCAACATTTCAAGGTCCACATCTTTTTTGTAACCCGCAGCATAACCCATACGACCTGTCACTGATTCAGCATGTAAACGAACCCATTCCATCAGAGCCTGTGCCGCTGAAGGACCAATTGGGTCTCTGAATTTAACTTGTATTTCATCCCAATTGAATCTACCAGCAACAAATGTTGATGTATTCAAAAATTGAATTTCTGTAGAATTTATTTTGATAGATGGTCTTGAAGCAGATTCAACAAACCATTCGTTGATACCCATGCTTGAAGGAAACCTCAAAATAAATCGATTCTGCCGTTTCGGTTCGTAGGGTAAGGGCATCTTCATCAGTAAATCAGCCATATAATAAAAGTTTTAATTTCTGTGTTTATATGTTATAAATATAGTACTAGTGAAAATTTTTTCCTATTTACTTTTTTTTTAAAAAACTCATCTTTATTTTACTTCTTTTTTGATTCCTCCAGCAGTAGAATAAGTCTTTACTAGTTCTGGTTCATCTTCAAAAGCTTTTTTCATCACTTCTATATTCTTTAAATCATCATCTGAAAATCCTATGGTAGGTATAGATGGAATGAATTTATTTCCTATATCCATTTTAAGATAACTCCTTTTGTTTAGCAAGGCCGCCATTCCTCTAATATAGTCTACAAATTCTTTCATCGCAATAACTTTACCGTGTTCGGGATTTGTGGCTCCAATATCGTCACCAAAAGAAACAGGGTGGTATTTGTTTAGTTCTAAATAAGTTTTAATAAGTTCTTCGTTTGTCATTTCTTGTTCACCAGCGAAGGTTCTATATTTTTTTAAATTTTTAATAACTTGATTTTTATCTATTCCTTTGAAATCTGAGACTATGTAATTGTAAACAGCTTGTTTGAGAGTTCTTGGATTGTGACCCCTAGCTGTAATTATAGCAAAAATAGAACCATTATTCACAGCCTCTACAAAATCTTCCCACGCTGGACCAGGTTCCGCTTTCATAGCGTCAGTTAAAAATTGTTTGTCTCCGTCTACTCTGAAATCTCTGAAAGCGTTAGGAGCAAAATCAACAATTGTATTACCTCTATATTTGAAGGGTCCCTTACCGATTTTACTCCTATACTCTGCAAAATCCTCTGTACTCATACCTACCTCATCACCCTCCTCGTCCAAAAGAAAAATTTCAGTCGGCATATGTACAATGTTGTCATCCCAATCAAAAGCATAATACTTTAAATCTGGTGTACCCTCTGGATTTATCCCCTCTCGTAATTTAGTTTTCATTTTGTAATAAAAAAGTGGGGGGTCTAAAACCCCCCGTTTTTATTAGATATTTTCAAACGAAGCACCTGTTGGTGTAATGAAGAATTCGATATCTATGAATTCTAATGCCTTCGTTGGTTTAAGATATATTTTACCTGTAAGTGTATTTCTATCTAAATCTTCTGGTGATGATGAAACTGTTACACGGAAATCATACAAACCTCTATCCCTTCTGATTGAATCAAGAATCGGATTGACACTATCCAAGAACTGTTGTCTAACTATTTGGTCATTTTGTTCAAACAACAATCTAACCGCGACAGCTGAAATCAACTTACGAGCTTGCAACAACAATCTTCTAACATTTAATCTGTTTAGTGCTGTATCTGCCACTTGAAGTGTTTTATTACCCCAAATTACTGTTCCTACATCAGCGAACGTAGCAATCGGGTTGATTCTTCCTTGGTATAGAGTGTCTCTATCTTGTTGTGTTAGTTTCACTCTCGCTTTGATTGAGTTCACTAAACCTCTCGTATAACCTGCCGATGCAAACCATGGGAAAGAAATATTATCTGTTAAAGCTAAGTTTCTACAAACTTCGCCGGTTGGTGGAATGTAAATTTGTGTATTATTTACAGTATCCCTTACTAAAATCCACGGGTAATAAGTTGCTGTGTAGTTAGAGTCAATGCCTGTATTATCAAGATTATCTACAGCTGATTGTGGGTAAATAACTTGATTTTGGTCAGTTGAATCTGGAAGTAACATGTTGTAGTCAGGTGTTGTAACAATATAAATTGAGTCAGCTCTTTGGAATTGAATCATATCTATCGCAGCTTCTACGAGTGTCTGATTATAAACATAATCGATACTTGCTGTTGCAAAAACATTTATATTCGTAGACTCAGGATTTTGAAAAGTTAAAATACCAAGTAGATAAGCGTAGTAGTCTGTGTTAGCAAAACTCTGACTATCAGCATCTACAGTAATATTTTTGAAAGTACCAAAACCTGTAGCGGTTGGGTATCTTGCTGTAACACAAGCACCTGCCAAATATCCTGTACCACCTAAAGCGAATCTATCTTCGTTAGTTCTCCTTTCTTCGTAAATGTCCCAACCATCAAATCCTCCAGCCATACACAAAGTGAATTTCCTTGCATAGATGAAATAATAAGGATTATCTGGATTTTGGGGGTTTGATGTAAAATCAGCAACACCACATTCAAAAGCGGTCTGACCACTTGTTGTGTATTCATTTCCAATAGTTACCACTGTAGCTCCTGAATCTAAATGGAAACCTTTTGTCAAACCATTCCAAGGAGCCGATTCAGTTGCAAAACAAAAATCAATTACAGGATTCTTCTGTCCGAGATATTGTAAGAAAGCGTCTTCTATAGAAAACAAATAAGAAGTAGACATACCTAAATATGTTCTACGAACTACATCCCCCGGAGAGGTTACGCTATTAGCTCCTCCTGCTGCTGACCCAAATGGAGGGTCAAGAACAACTTCTTGAGGAAAATTGTATTTTGTCTTGTAAAAAATCATAGGTGCTTGAACACTTGTACTACCATAAATTCTCTGATTAAATCCGTTGAATCCACAAGGTATGGCGTCTATTGGTGCATTTTCCGCCATCTCAACCATTATGTATTTTGAAATTAGAGCATACTCTCCATCATAGGAACCAATTTTCTTAGCAATAAAATTATTACTAGCCGGGTCCAAAACACAATTCTGAAATTTTTCAATTACGATAGGATTTGAATCTGTATCAAAGAATTGTCTTACTAACACGTCAAAAGTCATATTATCAAACGAAAGATTCGCAATAGAAATCTTTACTTCTGTATTTGCCGCATCACCATCTGAAATTGAGATGAATCTAAATAAGTTGTATACTTTATTACCTCTCAATTCGGAAACTAAGTAAGGAGATTTTGGTGATTGGTATCTTTGTAATTTCCATGCTATAGAATCCGAAGCTAGACTTCTTGCTGAATCGAGTGCAATCATATTACAATTCAATCCACGAATATAACTTTGGTTGTAAGCATATTCCAACGAACCAGAATAAAGCTCCTCAACGAAAATTGGGGTTTCAAATCTTGGTTTATCAAAATTACCAATACCTAAAACTTTCGTAATAAATTGCGGTGAAGTTGCTAGTAATGAGTTTTCGAATGAAAAAGTATTCCCATCTCTTGTAACGCCACTAAGTAGGAAAGTTGCAAACGGGTCTTGAGTAACACCTGAGTATTGATTTGTGCAAATCATATCCAAATCTGTTGTACCTGTGACCTCATATATCGGGCCATGGTTAGGACTTGAATTACTATTTGTGTATAATGAAATACCTCTAGACCTCAAAGTTGCTACAACCATGTTATTGAAATCGGGATAAGCAGTACCTGAAAAATTATAAACGTTACCTGACACTGAACCTGTGAAAGTACCAGAGCCAATATCCTGTAAACTGTCAATATAAAAATCCCAAGAATAACCAGTATATGAATTATTCGCACCTGGTTCGAAAGTAGCATAAAACCACGTATCATTATCTGAGGAACTCAAATCGTTAAAAGCCAAATTTAAATTGTTTACTCCAAAAGCATTATTAGTAGTACTGTAGACTGATGTAATACTGTTATAATCCCCATCAGGAACAGAACCATAAAAAAACGAAGAAGTAGCACTCAAAGAAGTATCCGCTAAAACTTGTTGTATGTAGTTATCCAAACTTTGTTGATAGGTAGAAGTACTTCCGTTGGACAAAATATATTGAGATGTAAAATCATTCGATACATCTGTAGGGAACGTATTACCCCAAACAGTTACACTAGCTGTAGTTGCGGTGAATGTATTTGTAAAAGATGTTGTACCTGTTGAATCAACGGTTGTTGGGTCAACGTTAGCAATAGTTGTAATGGACCAAGATGGGCCTGCATCATAACCTGACAAACCTAAAACTCTTGTGACAAATAATTGATTAGATTGTTGTAGGTATGATTTAGCTATATAAGCTGCTTCATATTTTGGAATTTGAGTATTTACAAATTTTACAGGTTCAGTACCCCCAAAATAAGCTTGAAACTCATCATAGTTTGTTATGAAGATAGGTTCAAAAGCCGGACCTTTAATTGTCTCTCCTACGAGACCTAATGTTGTTACCCCCACACTCTGTGCCACGAACGATAAGTCGGTTTCAGAAGTGTAGACACCAGGTGACACATATACTTTTTGATTTACTTGTGCTGTTGCCATTATTAAATTATTCTATTGCAGATTTATTTTACTGATAAATATTCTAATAATTATGAAAAAACTTTGATTTATAATATCTATTTGATAGTAGGCAGAATAAATTCTACCTTTTTTCTACCATGAAAAAGAAGAAAGAAATAAAGAATATTAAAATAGACCCCGCAGTTCACGATTTACTTAAAACATATTGTGAAAAAAGGGGGATAAAAATTTATAAGTTTTTGGAAAACTTGATATTAGAAAAGTGTAAAGAAAAGAAAGATATATATGGAGAAAATTAAAATAAATTATTCTCCAAACTTATCATAGCTTCTTTTGTATTATCAATTTTTACAACAGTGACCTGTAATGTGTCTTGATTAGTTACCTGTATAAGAGGGACATTTGTTCCGTAAAAATTACCATTTATATAGACTTCGTAAGAACTAACATTTTCTAAATTAATAATTTTCATATCTGCAGTAAAATATATTTTGTCTGTCAGAGAAGTGTTACCTATAACAAACAAAAGCTCCGAGGGAAAAGACTGTGGTGACTTCGGCCAAACTTCTCTTCTTCTTCCAAAGTTTGTACTATCTATTTCAAAAACCTGTGCCATTCTTTGGATGGCCGGTTTAACTTCAAATTCTTCTTCATCTATCAAATATCCCATCATTATAAATTCATATGATTGGATATAAAATTTTCTTGAATCAATATTTAGTTGTGATTCATCAGAAATATTCTGCATTATTATTGGAACATATTGACCTTTGATAAAAGTATATGCTTGTCTAGAAGCAAAAGTTTGAAGAACACCTTTATTGAGTTGGTTTAACTCCCTCATTCTGTTACAAATTATTTTTACAGAATATGTGACATCAACGGGGACAGGTTGTGGAATCGTATATATATCCATACCTTGCATGTTTCCATCCCATGTAGGTACCGAAGCATAATAAAATTGTTTTCTGTTTGGTATGTTCCATCTAAGTGCTGGATTTGTACCGTATTTTACTTCGGGTGTTCTAACGACAGTAATAAAAGGTGGCTCAGGATTATTGTCCAAATCTACAAACTTCCATGTTTCAACGTATTGAGACCAATTCTGTGTGGTCAATATAATATCTAATACAGGTATAGTTTTTCCTGCGGTAACTACTTTGAGTTCATTTTTAACAAAATCCAACATACCCCTATCTAAGTCAGCATGTAAAACAGACTTAGGTAAATAAGTTCCATCCTTGTTTATATATTCCAAAAGTTCTTCCCTTCTTGAATATAAAGTTTTTTTGGGAACTAACGGCAGTGTTGGTTTTACTTGTTTGGGTAGCGGCATATTACTGAGTTATGTAAATTTTATTTCTCATGTTCACCATTTCAACTTCCTCAGCAAAATATATTGGCTTGTTTGTACCTTTTAAAACAAACGTATCATTCACATATGGATTGTAAGTTACAATTAAATCACTATATGGTTCTTCAATTCTATCACATGGAAATTCACAAAAATCTAAAAGAGTTCCTATAACAAAAGCATGAACATTTTTTCTTTTTTCATCTCTGACTCTTTCTTTACCGCCAGGTCTAACTCGGAACTCAACGTCTTTAAGTTTCACATAATCAGCATGCATAATAACTTTTCCCAAATATGAAATCGAAAATGTTTCTCTGTTTAAGTTATAGTAAACCATAACTCGTTGTCCCATAAATAATGAGTCAAACTGTGACTCTGTAATTATCAATTTCATTATATTCCTCTAAATTCATTTTCACTAACCCAAGTCGCCTCTATAGTTCTATAGAAGGGCTTATAGCCAGCGTACGTATGTTTATTATCAGATTTTACTCTTCCATCGTTTATGACCGTATAATATCTTACTCGGTCCTCTGTTTCATAATAACCAAAATAATCTCCCATATTTACCTCAACCTGTAAATCATCTAACGTTTTTTGATAAATGGAGAATTTCATACTTCCCGGCTCTTGTTGTTTGACTCTTGAAGTTCCTAATAATTTATTTGTTGGAGCTAATATTTGTACCAACCCTTTCAATTCTACAGGAGCCATAAACTGAATACCATCCTCCAAAACCTCCCCATAGACATCATCAGTTTTAGTTTTATATCTATCAATTCTGTATAACACAACAGTAAAATTCATATCACCAATCAACCACTCTTCACCCATGTCAATATCTAAAGCAAAATCCTCCCCACCGAAAAATTTACCTAACCTTGTTATAGGAACCAACTTTTGCATATATTGATAAATAGTTTGAGTTTTATTATATTACAAGTAAAAAATTTTCAGAACCAATGGAAATACGTCCACCAAGTAAAATATATCTCAAAGACAGCCCGTTACACGGATTAGGTGTTTTTTGTTCGGAAGAGATTCAGTATGATGAAATTATAGATACCTGTCCCTTTCTACTATTTCCTCATAGAAGACAAGAAAAATTACCCTTTTTTCAAAATTATGCTTTTTGTTGGCCTAAATCAGAAAATTGGATAAACCATGTTTTAGTTTTAGGATACGGTTCATATTACAATCACAATGAGGTTCCAAACGTAAGTTGGGATTCTGACACAGATAGAAATGTTTTTGTTTTTAAATCTTTGAGAAAAATTAAAGTTGGTGAAGAACTTTTTATAGATTATGGAAATGGTGTTAAATTTTAATTGAATTTATATTGTCGAACACTTTAGAATCAAAAGCAATTTCATTATTAGAAACCTACGATGGGGCTAATAATTATATCTTAGAACTCAAAAGGAAATCTGAGATAAATAAAAAGTTTTACCCAACAAGAAGTCAGGCCGAGTACATTATAAATAACTTTGACAAACAACCCAAAGTTGCCAAAAAATGGGTTATACTTGATGCTTATTTCGCACAAAAATTTGCGGATGATAGGTTACTTCATCAAATTCCGGAAAAAATTTGGGTGGAAAAATTATTAGCAGAAAAAGAAAAAGCTTATCACATATGGGGTAGATTTTTTGAGACAGACCAATTGAATGAATTTTGGATTCCTAAAGCAGCAATGATTAAAGACAACACGGTTAAAGATGTTGTTTTAGATTTCGAAAAATATTCTAATAGACCGCCTTTATCTCATCAGAAAGAAGCAATTCAAAAATTAGTTGAGAACAAAAAATATATTTTAGCTGACGATATGGGTTTGGGTAAAACCACCTCAACCATAATTGCATCTTTGGAATGCGGGGCAAAAAAAGTATTGATAATATGTCCAGCAACTCTAAAAATAAATTGGAAACGTGAAATAGAAAATTATTCAAAAAAATCTATCTATATCGCAGAAGGTAAAAACTTTGACCCTAATTACGATTTTGTAATAATAAACTACGACATAATAAAAAATTTCCATGACACTAAAAGAAAAGATGAATCGCAAATTATTAGCGCCAATTTTGATTTGGTTATTGTTGATGAAGCACACTATATCAAGAATGCTCAAGCACAAAGAACCAAACTAATAAATGATATTGTTAAAAAAGTTGATAGAATTTGGTTGTTGACAGGAACACCTATGACCTCGAGACCCATAGATTATTATAATCTTTTGAGTTTGGTTGATTCACCTGTTGCAAAAAATTGGATGGCTTACGTAATAAGATATTGTAGTGGATATCAATTTAGGGTCGGCCCAAGAAAGGTTTGGAATGTCATGGGTGCTTCAAATTTGGAGGAGCTTAGAGACAGAACCTCAAACCTAACATTGAGGCGATTGAAGGAAGACGTACTTGATTTACCTGACAAAATCATTACTCCAATTTATCTGAGATTAAAATCCAAGGAATATGAAGAAGTAATGGGTGAATATTATAATTGGTACGAGAAAAATCCTGAAGAATCTAAATCACTTACAGTTCAATTTACTAAGCTCACCAAAGTCAGACAAATAATTGCAGACGAAAAAATAACACAAACAATAGAGCTAGCGGAAAACATAATTGAACAAGATAAAAAGGTTATAATTTTTTGTAATTTTACAAACTCTTTAAATAAAATTTTAGAACATTTCGGAAAAACTGCTGTCAAACTTGATGGTTCTATGTCCAAAACTGAGAGACAATTTTCAGTAGACCAATTCCAAGAAAATGAAAAAATAAAAGTTTTTGTGGGAAATATAAAAGCCGCGGGAGTTGGAATTACCCTTACCTCAGCTGAGGCTGTAATAATGAATGATTTATCTTTTTTACCTTCGGACCATTCACAGGCTGAGGATAGAGCATATAGATATGGTCAAAAAAGTAATGTGTTAGTTTACTATCCCATCTTTGAAAACACTATCGAAGGAATTATATATGATATATTGAATAAAAAAAAACAAGTTATCTCTACCGTATTGGGTGATAATAACAACTCCGCAGACTATGTTGAAGAAATTCTCCAAAGAATCAACGAAATGAGATAATCTCATTATTTATAGAAAAAACTCTATGAATGTAAAGAACGAAAACAAATCCGAATCACAAAGAGAAATATTGATTGAGGAAATGAAAAAAATCGGAATTGAAAAATTACCATACTCCTACTCAGCTCTGAAACCCTTTATTGATGCCGAAACTATGGATTTCCATTATAATAAACATTATAAGGGATATGTAGACAAATTAAATCAGGCTTTATCGAAAAAGAAAATGGGGGATTGGGATTTAGAAAAAATTATAAAAAATATTAGTAGATACGACAAAACAGTCAGAAACAACGCAGGTGGGGCATTTAACCACGCACTTTTTTGGAACATGTTGACACCCACACCCGTTAGATTAAAGGGCGAACTACAAAAGAAAATTTTTTCTGAATTTAAAACATTTACAAATTTTAAGAAAAAATTTGAACTTATTGCCAAAGAAAGATTTGGTTCAGGATGGGTTTGGTTGGTTCTAACAAAGAACAATAAACTCAAGATAATGTCAACCCCTAATCAGGACAACCCTCTAATGAACATTATTGAAGGTGGTGGTTTTCCTTTATTAGGTCTTGACCTTTGGGAACACGCATATTATTTGAAATATAAAAATAAACGCGATGAATACATTTCTAATTTTTGGAAAGTAGTGAATTGGGATTTTGTTAGTAAATTGTTTGAATTGAAAACACAAACAAAGTTATTAGAAAATAAAATATCCAAACAAATAATGACAGAAGGTAAATCTTATATTGTGGATTGTTCAACAGAGGACGAAAAATTTTTTCAAAATTTGATGAAAGACAATGAAATAAGTAAATTATATGGAATGGGAATCTATGCCGCCCTTAAACAAGTAGATTGGTTAGAATTTAAACCTAAAGACCCTGAAAAAAATATAATGCAAGGATTTTACAAAAATGGAGAAAGGCACAACATCAGTTATTTAGCAGGTAACTACAGAGCTTTTTGTCTAATTACCAAAAGTGTAAACAGATTACTCAAAGATAATAATCGTGATATATTACATTTTCAAAACAGAACACCAAAAGAACAAGTGCTCGCAGTAAAAAAACTCACATCAATTTTAAAAAAATACTCCAGTAAAATATTTGTTGAGGATTCCCCTTTCTTTCAAAAGATTATGTCAAACTTGAGTAATAGTAAGACAAAAGGGGACAAGGTAGAAAATCAAACGAAAAAAAGATTGGAGAATGAATTCGGATTAGAAAATGTAGATATTCAAAGTGAGTTTGGTTCCGAAAGTGATAATCAAGGGACAGACGGTCAAATTTTCAAAAATGAAAAAATAAATACTTTTCAAATCAAGCCATTAACAAATTACAAAATAGTTGATGATTTAGTTTACGTAGAAACCACCGGTAAAATTTTACCTTATGAACAAGATTGGATGATTTTCACCAATAAATTCGAAACAATAATTTTAGAAAATAATGCCACAACGTTTGGTAGTAACGCTTACATATTCCCTGTCAGTAGTTTGATTTATACCTTAGTATGATATTTATAAAATAAACTTGTCTATGGCAGTAATCCCTGAACCAGAAAGAAGTAGAATATATACAAGAATTAAACATCAATTAGGAGCACCTTTAAGAAGTGTTGAATTGACGGATGAAATGTTGGATTCTTTGATGGAACTATCTATTGGAGATTATGAAGAATATGTTTTACAATGGCTAATTGATAGTCAATGGGTAAACTTAGTCAATTTAAACATGAATGAAAAATCTGTGGCAAGAGCATTGGTAACAAGAACCATGGATTTTGAACAACAATTCGCGTACTCATATTCAAAAATTGTTGGTTTACAAACAATGGGGCCTTGGGTTTTAAAGAAAGACTATTTCGTTTTAGAAAGAAACAAACAAAATTATGAAATTCCTGCAGGTAGAGAGGTAAATGAATTATTATGGTTTTCCAATCAACCGTGGACCGCTTTTGGATTAGGTGGTATTGGTGGATTTGGTTTTGGGGGTATCGGTTTAGGTGCTAACGAAGCTGGTTACGCTCAATTAGGTTATCAAGGTTCTTATTTTATGATGAGTGGTTTTGATTACTTGATTAGGATGCAAGAAGCAAATATTCTAAACAGAATATTGGGCGGTTCTCTGACATATAGAATTACAGGATTACCGGACGGTAAGAAAAATATATTTTTATACAACACTCCTGGAGGTCGTTTTAATTGGAGTAATTACAGTTTATATGAGGGTAAGGCCGTATGGTATTGGTACTACGACGTAGGTCCTGATGATAGAGCCGATTGTCTCAAAGCAAACCCTGACATAATTAAACTACCTACTGACGTACCAATTTCTGAATTGAGTTGGGAAGAGTTGAATGTTCCGGGTCAACAATGGGTGAGAAGATGGTTCACAGCTTATGCAAAAGAGACTTTATCAAGGGTCAGAGGAAAGTATAGTGGAAATCTAAAGACACCTGATTCTGAGTTGATTATGGATTATCAAATACTTCAAACAGAAGCTAAAGATGAAAAATCTAAACTATTGGAAGAGTTGATTGGTGCTGAAGGATGGCTCACAAGACTAAGACCTGAAAAAGTTATGGAAAGAGAAGCTCAAATAGCAGAAAATTTGAATAAACAAATGAAATTCAGGGCAATGCCTCGACAAATATACGTAATATAATGGCAATCGTAAAAAATATACCATCAAAGAGAATTATAAACGGGTTTGCAATAGAAACTTCAGATAGTTCTGTTGTGACTGAAAAAGATTATAAAGTAACTGGAGAAGCGGTAATTGTCGTAAGAGGAGTGCCTAATGCAACTCTAACTTTGGACTCTATGACATCAGACCACGTTGTTGTTAAATCTATGACAAACTTGAAAGTAAAACCCGACATCAATAAGATTGATGAAGAATATGATGAAGTTGATTTGGACAAATTTGCCTGTGTAGAATTTAAATTTATAAGGGACACCTGGTATATACTTTCTTCAGACGGACTCAAGAACTCCTAATTGGTCTTTCCAATTTTCTTCCGCTAATTCGTAAATATATTCTGGACTTAGACCCCTTCTATCCCAATAATTTATTTCTTGTTCAGTAATATCCAGAACATCTTCTTTTAATTTGTCTTGGTCGCCTTCTTCGAATGGCATACCATTTATCAGTTCGCATTGAGCGGTTGTGAATATACCTCTCTGTTCTGGGTCAGTCACTAGCAAATTATCACGTACTTCTTGTTGGAAGACTACTAACAAAGGTTCGATTCTTTTGTTAAAAGTAACAATTGCTCTTGGAACGTTGTACTCACCTGTCAGGTTTGGATTATTGTCCAAAATATCACCCTTCAACATATAACAGTTAACAATCACACCATCTTCTATGGGTTTTAAATTTGGATTTTGTACACGATTGTATTCATTCAAATCTTTGATTTGTTTTGCAGTCATTTTTTGTACATCTCCTTGAGATGCCTTTTTTCCGTTGTTTACATACATTATAACGTCACCAAGATTCACGTTTAAACCTTCTTGTATTGCTAACTCCATGTGGGCCATTCTTGACATACTATTACCAGCTTTGGTCTTTTGTGTCAATCTTTTTCTATACTCATCTAAGGTCAACTTCACTTTTGCTCTCTGAGCGATTTGAGACAATGGAATTTTTTGGTCGAAAATTATTTGAAGATATTCATAATAATATTCAATGAAATCTTTACCCTTACCTTCTAACAAAAGTTTGATTCCTTTGTCCAAGAAAGTTTCAATATAAAGAGGGAGTTTTTTTGATTTGATGGAATTACCCGTAAGTTTTATTTTACCCTTGGCATCCATCACAGCATAGTTCTTCCTTGCCAAATTGATACACGAAGGCCAAACACCATCGGTATCTAAAGCCATTTCACCCCTCATGAAAATATCATTATACTCCGCAACGTCTGCTTCGGGTCCTGTATATTCTTTACCAACTTTTACCTTCCAATTTAAACCTCGACCTATGTACCTATGTTTATCTACATCATCAGGACTAGAGAAGTTCACACCATCAGTATCCATAACTAATGGAGTATAACCCCGAGACATAAAAAATTTAATCATCTGCCTTAGATACTGACGACCTGTACAAGTAATCTGTTCACCCATGTACATATCACCCCAAGCAAAAACCTGAGGTGCAGATAAAGCTCCGAACATTGAATTGATGAAGATTTTAATTGGTAATTGTTTATTCGAATAGGATGATGATTTTTGTGGGTCAGTCTTCTCAAATTCTTCGGCAAGTTGTTTATAACGGATACGGGTGTCTCGAAAATATTTTAACATTCCTTTCATTGCACCTGTGACATCACAATCGGGAAAAACATCGTGTACAAGCTGAATAGAAGGGTATAGAGAGGAGAAGTCTAACTTCAATACATTCTTACTATATCCTACCTTAAGTAGTCGGGAAAGACCTCCTACGAAGTCTGTTTTAGATTGTTTTTCTGGAATGGCTAACTTGTGTTTATATGACCAAGCCAACATCAACATTTTCCAAAGAGTAGCGGTACCCATAGTGGCAACTCTCTCATAAGTTGTGGGAATCATTGACGCCAGTAGGAATGAAGCTTGGTTGAATTCTTTATCAACCGCCAAAGTTTCCTCAAGGTCATCATCGAGGTATCTTTCAACAAGGTTATCTCCGGTTGTTTTTATATAAATGTCAGGTCTTTTGGAACAAGCATTATCTATTTCAGTATCTAAGCCTGATTTTTTATACTTTCCATTTTGTGTATTCAACCAATATTCTTCTTTTTTCTCATACATTTTTCCAATATCAGTGTGTTCAATATAAACACGGTCCGCAGACTCTTTACCGATAAATTTAGTAATGTATTTAAGACCTGCGGCCTTGATATTAGAATTGATTGCTTGAGCTCTCCTAACAGCATGAATAATGTCAATTACGTTATAACCCCATATTGATGTTTGTAAATAATCCTCAACTTCGTTGGCTAGTTTGAGAATGGATTCTTTTCTTGTGTAAGAATGTTGGGGGTGTAAGGATTTTATTGACTTTCTCAAATCAATTCCCAAAATCTGACTTCTTTGAAATATCCAATCCCAATCGAAGTTCGCGGAATTATAACCACCGATGATACTTGGTTTAATTTCATCTATGACTTTGAAGAATTCTAAGATAGCGTTTTTTTCATCTTTTTCTTCTAAACATTCTATAACTCGGTGATATCCTTTATTGGTTTTGATACCAATCATAAAAATTCTACCTTGTTTTGGGTCCAACGCATTTGTTTCCAAGTCAAAAACTAACCTTGTTACGTCATCGTAATCGAGGAACCCTTTGAATAATCTTTTCTCTTTGGAAATTAGATATTGTTCTACGGGAGGTAAAACTAAAATTTTATCTTTTGTTTTTTCACCCCACGGGTCACAACCACCATCACGGAAAAATTGAATCAACTCTCTATATCCTTTCAAGGATTTGACCATGAATGTCAGACCATTTTGTAATCGTTCGTTATCCTTGGTTTCTAACTTTTCAATAACAATTCCATATTTTGACATAGCTTCTTTCTGTGCTATTTTGGAATCGTTGTAAAACTTTAGTCCACGTAAATCACCGACCCAAGCAAAGGGAATAAATGTGTCCTTTCTAATTTCTTTACCTTTATTAGGTATCTCTTTAATTTTGAAAATAGAGTTTGAAACATAATCAAACTCAATGGCGACGATAAATTCTTCGGGGTCATTTCCTTGTAGGAATGATTCAATCTCTTGATTACTAATCATATAACTTACGAGTGGTTTATTGGCTTTCACAATATTGTGAAGTTTACCTTACTCATTCAGCCATAAATATAGGAAAAAAAAGAACACAATCAAACTTTAACATGGACCTTCATATTCAATTACAAGACCTGAATTATCAACACGGTAATACCCCGTCAAAGAATCTGTACTATTAGTATACCAAAGGTTTCCACCATCAAATGGAGTAGTTAAACTACTATCTGTATAAAAAATAGTAACACCTACTATCACATCGAACCAACCGAGCTCTGATGAATATATTGTTTGAGTAAGTGTTTTTGGGTCACATAAAGGTAATACGGAATCACCTGAGGAAATATTATATGGTGCGGATGCCGGAGTATTAGATGGTGTAATTGTAGGTGTTGGCGTAGGTGTGTTAGTTTGGGTTGGTGTAATGGTTGGAGTTGGTGTCACGGATGGATATGAAGAAAAAGAACAAGAGACTAAGGAGGACGCACCCACAAATTGAGTATTATGAACAAATGAACCACCAAAAGGAGAATTCATTTCAAATTTATAAATTCCCAAAAGGGTAAAAAGGTATGTTTTTCCTTCAAACTGTGCAATCCCTAATGGATTATTAAACGAACTATTTGAAACTGATTGAATTTGACTTCTAAATTCAAAATTACCTGTATTGTAATCGTACTGGTCTATTCCTATATAATAGACTCCAGAAATCTCTTGGAACCAACCATTTAGAAATTTACCATCACTTGTTATCATAAAAGTCCAATTTGAATTCTGTGGAAGTGTAAATTTTATAGTCCCACTCATCTGGGTTTGGGGTGGTGCCGGGATTGATAATTCCCATACATTCCAATCATAATCCACGAAAACTAATTTGTTTGGGCCGGCAACACTTAAACCCCAAGAATTATTTAAAATTGGAACATTTGAAGGAAAATCCAACAACCTGTAATTCGGAGAAATTGTATATGGTGGCTGTCCAGAAATATTCCATTCCCTAATAGTATATCTAAAACCAAATGGCGCGGGATATAATAACCATAAATTATCATTTGTATGAGCGACTTGCCATGGATTTAAACCACCACCACTATTTGGGACTTGAAAGTTTACACTTATATCCAACAATGGATTATAATAGTAAGTCTGTCCAAAATTATTCAATGTAATTAAAACACAATCAGGTAATGTTGAAAAAATTGTTTCGATAAAAATAGAATTTTCAAAAAAATTAGAGTAAGAAAGTGTTTCATCTAAAACCCAAAAAGATTTTGATTGGTTTGGGTTCAAAGGTACTTGATATTCCCACTCAGAGGTAAAACATTTTTGATAATTGAACGTAATTATATTGTCACCTGTATTCGATATTTTAATTTTTTTACAACTCATATCGAAAATGTATTTAACAACATCCTGTCTCGGAAATGAAACTATCTTGTACGTTTATATATAATTCCTCTCTGATTGGTAATATTAAATTTCCCTCATCATTCTTGATAAGAAATTGACCTTGAAATCTACCTACTGTATTTGTATCTCGTGAAGTGAATCTAAAATAAACATAGTATTCTGGTGTAGCACCCAAAGGGAGAGTAATGGAAGTTATGTAACAAGGAGCAGAGACAACTTTGGGTATACCAGTCTCGACGTTTATCATGGTAAAATAAATTGTTGAGATTGGTAAAGCCTCCATTAGCTCCAAATATCCTGCTCTGCCATCTTTTACAACTTGCATTTTGAGAAGTGGTAAAGTGGCATTTTTTTTGATGAAAAATTCCATAACAATAAATATACTGTTATGACTCTTTACGTAACTTTCTATCGTAGTGGTCGAACCTATTATGTTCGGTTGGTGTCATAAGAAGCAAGCCGGGTTTGAGTTTACCTGTAACAGTCTGTTGATACATATAACTCATCCATGTTTGTTCAAATGGGTGTGCCCAAGTTGTTTCCAAAAACATTTTTTTATTACCCGGTCTTGAAACTATTTGGGGCCAATTACAATAGTATATTTCACCTGTCGCATATGGTATACCCTTATGTGAATCAATTTTGGTGAATTTTGTTTTGGGTGCATTTGGGTCTAATCCCATATTTGGAAGACGAGGTTTTTCAGGCCAAAATTTTAATCTCACATCTTGAGGTACATTATACCAAGACCATTGAGTACTATTATCACCGAAAAATTCTGAAAAATTTAATTTTAAAAAATCGAAATTTTCTTTTTTAACAATTTCTAAAGATTTAGAATATAGATTATCTGTGAACCTATTGAAACCATTTTTACAAACTTCTTGATTTGGATAGAAAAACATATCATCTTCAAAAAAAAGATAGTAATCTAATTCGGTTTCTTTATCAAAGTGTTCTGCAATCCATTGTCTCCCACCACAAATTCCTAAGTTGTCCTTTTTTATTTCTTCAAAATCATACTCGTCACATAATTGACTATAAGTTGAATCTGTTGTCCTATCAGTCGAATTATTCAAAAGAAATTTTTTTGTTTTCAATAAAAAATCTTTATCATAAGAATTCATTGATTGTATTAGGGTTTCAAATTGTTCCGGACTATTGAATGAAATGACATACAAACCTACCTTGTTTGTATCTAAGGATTCTTGAGAAACAAAACCACTTTCAGATTTTACTTGTAATTCATTATTTTTTAAATCCTCAAAAAATTTACCTATGAGACCATTACCTTCTATTTCAAAATAATTTATCAAATCTGAGTGTTTGTAACACATAATACTGAAAATAGATTCTTCTGTTCCCATCAAACCCATGTCCAAGGTAGATTTCAATAAACCATAATAAATAGAATTTATTTCACCTATTGTATATTTTGGACCTCCGAAAAAACCACCTCTTGCAACTTTGTCCACTTTATCACCTGCAATCTCATTTAGTTTTGAATATTCAAAACCGTGAATTTCATTATCCGCCTCATATGGAAAACAAATAAAAGAAAATTTCGAAATATATTTAGAAAGATTATTTAGGACTTTGTCGTGTGTAAAATATCCTGGGTGTACTGTGTTTGTTATACCTCCATCAATCCAAAACATATACTCAGAGTTAAATTGGTCCATAATTTTCGCGTCATGAAGTAGAAAAACTTTTGACATAACCAAAGGGTTATAGTTTTCCAATTTTGATTGAGTTGAATCTCTGAGCCAACCTGCAAGATTTTTCCAATTTTCATTGTTTCTTATCAATTGGATTTTTTCAAAAAACTCATTTTCTCTAAACCAAGATAGCGGTCTTCTGATAAATTGTGTATTTTCTTTAGTTCTTTTTTTGAAAACGAACTCTTCAAGACTTTCGTCTCCAAAAATAATCAAGTTTTCAGAAACATTCAGAAGGGAATCAAATTTTTCTAAATAGTGTTCATAAGGTCTTTTCCAACCTTCATTTAATTCAGACCTGCCTATATCCCAAATACCTGTTACTAAAGTAATATTATTCATATATTCTATTAAACTCTTCTAAAATTTTATAAAAACTTTTGTTTTTCAAAAATAATTCTTCACTCGTACCTTGAGGTGCATTATCCCTACACCACCAAATATCAAAGTGTTTCCTCACAAATAAATCGTTGTGATTGTAAAACATCAATGTCATTATTTGTTCTTCATGTGGCAAAAATTTACAAGAATCGTCTGACAAAATTTTTACAACATAATCTTCAAAAATACTAACCATGTTATCCCACTTATCTTTATGTCCTCCAAACAACCCACCAATAATGTGAATTTGTCTTATGTAGTTTGTGTACCATTTTTGGTCAACAGTACCTGACCAGTAATTTCTTTCATTCTCTTTCCCCAGAATTAAAAATTTATCACTTGAGTCTATAATTAAATTATCTGAGAATGAATTATTGAACAGGGTACTTTCATAAAATCTTCTCATACCATGTGGAAAATTCAAATATTTCAAAGGTATGAGACCGCAATGTGAAAGTCCTGCATCAATCCAGTAGTAATAATCATACGACCTATCTTCGTTCCACCACCAAGAAAACTTTGAATATTGAATTTCAATACACCTATCACCCCTTTTAATTTCTTCAACGTTTTTTCTAAGATTTATTAAATCTTTGAACTTACAATTGTTCAAATCAAAAACCTGAAACTTTAACTTTTCTTCTGATATTTTGTTTTCCTCGTAGAAAAAATTTTTCAATGATTCCAATTCTCTTTCAGATGTATAACATAAAAAATCTGAGTTTGTCATTTTCAAAAGAGATAGAAGACTATACCTATAATGAGTTCCTCGGGCAGGTCTACCGCCTAATTCAGTACCATTCAAATCACTATAGATTGCTGTTATAAATTTAATTTTCATTATAGTGAAAATGTTTTTTTTCTTCTTTGAATTTATTATTTATTTCTTGATTCATGAATTTATGGTGTATTTTCACAGGGGAATATAGATTCCAATTATATGTTTGAGTATAAAAATTATTATACATCCCATGTGAAACATCCGAATATGAATTTTTTTGTGGTGCTATTGGTAAAATTGGAGTATATGATTGAAATTTGGGATACACATTTTTGACTAAGTGTTCGTCTATTGGAAGAACATAATCACCACTATGGAAAGCATAATCTTTTATTGACCTCACGGCATCTAAAACTTTTAAATCATAAATCAAAATATTCGTTGCAAATATTTCTGTCAATCTATCATTTGGTTTTGGAGGGAGATTAGTTATATCCAACAGCAAATTATATTTCGAGCTAATATTCACGGGTCTATTGAGTGTCGGTGCTAAATTCATAACACCGAATTCAATGTCCGATATTTGTGACTCAATGTCCTGAAGTAATGATTTACAATATGGCATGAATTGACAATCATCCTCAATAATCATAACCTTTTCATACCCTCTCTTCTCAGATATTCTCAAAATTTCTAAATGAGATAATGTACATCCCATGTAACTATTTCTGTTTATTGCATTAAATAACTCGAAATCCCAACCGACATATTCTAACTCAGACTTTATATCTAATAATCTATCAGGCCTTGATTCCAAGTTTATTACAAACTTAGGTAACTCTTGAAACTTCATTAGCTTACATGATTATGAGATAATTGTCCTGTTAGTCTGTCACACCAACCTTTTGATTCTGAATGTGGCCAAACAACCCAATATTTAGGTAATACATCAGTTTGGAACTCTCTCCAAATTTTACAATATTTGTCAGGGTCATTCATAAGTCTAGAAATTTCAGACTTGTCGGCATCTTTTCTATACAAAGTTTCGTCATTAGGTCCATGAAACGCAACCACCCAAAAATCATAGTCCTTTTCAGGAACTGAAGAATAACCAACATCAATACAATGTTTATAGACAGTACAAAAGGATTTTTTCCAATCTTCTTCCGATTCAATATTAGGACTTGGAGGATAGTTTTTATCTAAACACCATCTGTCTACAGCTCTTTTTTCAAATAAAAGACCTGAATATTTTTCATACTCTCTTAGTGTTCTTATGGGTCCAAAACCATATGGACCATCGTGCCCCTCTTGTTTTTCACCATCCATACCAAATAACTTTCTATTGGTAAGATGTGAATGTCTATTTTTATCTCCCCATGTTTTATCATCATCCCATTGTTTAGTCCTACCTTTACGAGTATACTCGTGATAGATTACAGGAATATGTGGGTGAAATAAATCATAACCCCAAGTATAAGCTCTGGCGGCAATTGATATTTCTTCACCGTGAAAATAATATTCAGGATTGTGTTGTACCTCTTTTGCGAAAGAACCTAATGTAAAACAAAAATGTGCAGAATAAAATCTTGCAGGAACTGGCTTTTTCATTTCTCTCCAACCGGGAATTGTTTCAGGTAGAAAGAATACTGCACCCTCAGGAATAAATCTATCAAACGCCATTCTCCAAGCATCTTGAGCTCTTCCTTGTGGGTCATTATCAGGGTCAAAGGAGGGTACATAACCCGTAAGTAGAGGTTTTTTATACCCATCCTTTTGTAGACCCTTTATCATTTTGATTAGGATATCATCCCAATCTTTTACAAACCTCATGTGAGAATCAATCTGCAATGTGTATTTTTCATTTTTATACAATTGTTGTACTAAATGTCTTGCCCAACAAACCCCTTTAGCTTCTTGATATGGAATGTCTAAAATTCTAAACCTCTCATCATTTCTCCATTCGTCTAAATTATCGAAACCATCAGTTTCTGAATATTGTCTAGCAATTCCTAAAACTAAATTTTCAGGTTTTTTTGCATTGGATAACATATCTTTTATTGTATGAACAAGTTGTGGGTCTCTGTAAGATGCAATTTGTATAAAAATTTTACTCATAAATTATATTTGGTATAAAAATAAAAAACCTCCCGTGAAAGTGGAGGGTTGATATTTTATTTAAATAAATTTTTTCTACGTACAACTATATGGTCCCGAATCTTGATTTATCAATCCTCCAGTCACAACATACTCAGTCCCGTCTGTACAGATAGAATAAGATGATGCGTCAGGAATGAAATGAGAATAAGGATTACCATCACAACCAATCCATTCTATTGAACCTCCACCAACACCGGCACTTAAAGTATATCCACTACAACTTGGAAGTCCTGATGTTAGAGAAGGTGTGGGTGTTGAAGTTGGTGTTTCAGTGTTAGTTGGAGTTACACTTGGTGTTACGGTATTAGTCGGTGTGACGGTTGGAGTTTCTGTATTAGTCGGAGTCACACTTGGTGTTGCTGGTATTGTTGATGTTGGTGTAGGTGTCACTGTATTTGTAGCGGTTATTGAAGGTGTTGGTGTGTTAGTACTAGTAGGACTTGGCGTAAGCGTGGTTGTTGGAGTGACAGTTGGTGTAGGGGTATTGGTAGGGGTTTTTGTCGGTGTGATTGTAGTTGTCGGGGTTGGTGATGGCGTAGGTGGTGGCGCCGCACTCAATGCACATAAACTAATTCTAACACCTTGATATTGAATGCTTGGTCCCTGAGAAAATGTTATTTGGGTAAAAGGTGTGGTTGTTTCAACAATAAATCTGGCTAACCCATCAGTATTGACAGCAGTTATTACTCCATTACCAATCTGCATAGGACAACCCGCACATTGAGCAATATTTGGAGTTCCCGCGTTCGTTGTTATATATAATCTGTCTCCGTTTGAAGCATCACCATTCCACACACCTGAATTAAACATCAGAGAGTTTAGTGGTTGACTAAAAATAAAAACTATTGTTGAACCCGAAGCAAAAGAACTCACGCCACCAGGTCCAGGCCCAATTGTGATTGGAACTCCCTGACATGGGTAGTTGTTTGGACCGTATGTGAAAGTATTTGTTGCACAGTTTGCATTTTGTGAAAGACCTGTTATTGATATACCGTTACTAACAACAACCTGACCGTTACAGGGTGTATTTATGGTATTACAGGTTGTGCAATTTTCCGCCCCTCTAAAAAAGTTTTCTGTTTGTATATCTACATTCTGTAAAAAAAATGATGGAATCGCAAAAGTGTCCGAGATAGCCCAGACTCTTTTGGTTTCATTAGGTAAAACTTTCACCTGATATTCCCACTCTGCGGTAACACATTTCTGATAATTAAAAGTGACAAGAGTATCTCCTGTATTTTTCAGGGTGTATTTAAAACAATTCATTTTTTTTATTTATATAATCCGAAATTTTAATTTTTGTCATAGTTCCAAATGAATATTTTAAACGTTCAGAACTGCACTTATGTAAACAGTCTGCCCTGTGTTCCAACTAGTTGATGCTGATTGAATCAAAACAGCGTTACCTGTGTTCCCTGTAATTGGCGGAACACTGATTCCTGTACCGAACACAAATCCATCGCCCGCAACACCTGGAGGTGTTCCTGTATTAGCTGACCAATATTTGAATGCGTTTGTATCACCAGAGTAAATCGCGGTACTTCCTGTTTGAGTCATTGTAATTGTAATACTTTGACCTGTAAATTGTGAGAAATAATTTGTTCTATCAATTCCATCAGTGTCAATTGAGTTCCAATATATTCCTCTACCACTTGTTGTCAATTCATTTGGATTTGTACTTCCTGAAGTGATTGAAGGAGCACTATTCATAATTGTATTACCCGTTGTTGGAAAATTGTATGGTAATACAATTAAATTAAATGAATATCCTGTTACTGGTTCAGGTGTAACACTTGGTGTTGGCGTTAATGTTGGAGTAACTGATGGTGTTCCAGTATTAGTTACACTTGGTGTTGGCGTACTTGTAGTTGTTGGTGTAGGTGTTACTAAAGTTGCCTCACATGCTGCACAGTTAACATAGAAAAGAAGTGGTGTTGCACCGTCTGTTGGAGTTGCCACGGTCTTCTCAACAATTCTATAACATCCACTTGGTGTTCCTCCTGTGAATGTGAAATTGAATACGTCACCAGATGCTAATGTCGATGGTCCTAAATCAGCAACTAATACGTTCAAAGTGGTACATCCCGAAATTGTGTATGTAGTAACCGAACTTAAGTCAGTTGTAGTTGGTGTTGGTGTGTTCGTTGGTGTTTCACTAGGTGTTTCACTTGGGGTTTCAGTTATTGTTGTAGTTGGTGTTTGAGTTAAAGTTGGTGTAGGGGTAGGTGTTGGTGATAATGTTCCTATAACACAAATATCAACAGCCCCTTCATTAGGAGTGAAAAGAGGGAAGAATACATGTAATGGTTGTGTTACAGCGTTGGTTGATGTGTAAATTAAAGTTGAATTATAATAATACTTTACACTTATTCCATCATAATCCACTTTCCACACATCAGATGATGAAACAACAGTACCGACATTTAAAACGGCAACTTGACCACCGTTTTCATATATTTCAATTTGGTCACTATTATACAGGTAAATACCATATGACGTATCCTCATATGTGCTGCCAGGGGTAGCGGTTGGGTTGTAAGAGAATCCACCCATTAAAATATTACCATTCGCAGAAGTTTGGAAGGTTACGGAAACAGGACCAGTAAATGTCTCTAAAGAATATGCCGATGAATCCCATCCTGATGTTCCATCATTTATCGCACTATTACTTGTTGTTGTAGCATTGTTACCTATGAAAGTAAATGTTTCACAGTTTAAAATTGGTGATGGAGTTGGAGTTTGTGTTGATGTGTTTGTTGGTGTAGGTGTAGAGGTTGATGTTTCGGTATTTGTTGGTGTAGGAGTAGATGTTAAAGTTTCAGTTGGTGTGTTAGTTGCTGTTTCAGTAGGTGTATTAGTTGGAGTTTCACTTGGTGTATTAGTTGGGGTTGGAGTTATATTAGAAATCTCACAATCATTACATCCACCATATCCAAATGATGCGGTAAACGCGTCGTCTATCGGAGCATTTATCTTACCAATGACTGAATAACATCCACTTGGTGTTGCTCCTGTGAATGTGTAATAGTTTACATCTCCAGGAACTATTAATCCTGGTCCTAAATCGACAACTAAAACATTTAGATTAGTACATCCTGAAATTGTATATGTAGTTATAGTACTTAAATCTGTAGCCGTAGGAGTTGGTGTTGGTGTAGGTGTTTCAGCGGCTTGGGTTTCCGTTGCTGTAGGAGTTGGTGTATTTGTGGGAGTTTCACTGCTTGTTGCTGTAGGTGTTGGTGTTGGTGTTTCAGTCGGTGTAGGAGTGGAAGTCTCAGGTAGTGGAGTACATGAACCATCCTCCGCCAAGATAGTCAGAGCCGTTTCACAATTGAATGTTATACCATTGAAATCATAATTTGAAGGACCTGTACCTGTTATATTTGAACAATAAACGTTACCAAAACTGTCTGTTAGTGTTATTTTTTGTGCGGCAACAGAGTTGAATACAGAAACTCTAACGTCTACGGTACCAACAGTAGTCGAACACAAGAATGTTCCATTACCTGGTGTGTTAGGTAACGGTTGACCCGAAACATAAGTAGCCGAACTTCCATTTATTGTGACGCCCTCTATGCTAACGTCAAGAGATGAGTTTGTTAGAATATTAATTTCACAACATGTTTTTGTAGAGGTTGGTGTGAATGTCGGTGTACAAGTTGGTGTCTCAGTTAAAGTTGGTGTGCAAGTTTTTGTCACAGTAGGAGTTGGTGTAGGTGTCTCAGCAACCTGAGTTTCTGTATTAGTTGGAGTAGGTGTAGGTGTCTCAGTTAAAGTTGGTGTGCAAGTTTTTGTCACAGTAGGAGTTGGTGTAGGTGTCTCAGCTGCTTGAGTTTCTGTAGCGGTTGGAGTAGGAGTAGGTGTTTCAGCTGCTTGAGTTTCTGTAGCGGTTGGTGTAGGAGTAGGTGTTTCAGCTGCTTGAGTTTCTGTAGCGGTTGGAGTAGGAGTAGGTGTCTCAGCAACCTGAGTTTCTGTATTAGTTGGAGTAGGAGTAGGTGTTTCAGCTGCTTGAGTTTCTGTAGCGGTTGGAGTAGGAGTAGGTGTTTCAGCTGCTTGAGTTTCTGTAGCGGTTGGAGTAGGAGTAGGTGTTTCAGCTGCTTGAGTTTCTGTAGCGGTTGGAGTAGGAGTAGGTGTTTCAGACTCTGTTGGAGTACAAGAAGGTGTTACACCAGGTGTAGCCGTATTTGTTACTGTAGGAGTAGGTGTAGGTGTTATATCACAAATACATGACCCACTATACACAATATTAGAAACGTGTTGTCCTGTTATAGATTCATTTTGAATACAAACACCTGTCAACGTATAACCTGTTCCTATAGTATAAGGTCCTGAATAATCACAGTTTCCACAACAATCGATATACTCAATTACAGAATTATTACAGTCAATATCGAATGAAGCATATGAATAACATAGTTGTGAAGTAGGTGTTGGAGTTGGAGTTACAGGCACTGTTGAAGTTGCGGTGGGTGTAACTCCCGTAAAAGTTGTTGGCGTAACAGTTGGTGTTGTTGTCGGTGTTGGAGTAGGTGTGGGAGTCTCTGAACCAATCATAAATGCGGTATTACATTTTATAGTCGATGATGCTCCCTGCGCACCTAAATTCGATATCCTCACACCACCATACGGTGATGTCTTATCCATTTTATAAACATAAACACCATAAATGTATATTTCGTTGTTGAATATTGCAATACCTCCCGTACCAGTAAGGTTATCTATCGCAACAGTTTTACTTTCAAATTCAAAATTACCTGTATTATAATCGAATTGATATAATACAATATATGGAACTCCTCCTATTTCTTTATCTGAAGCAACCAATAATTTACTATTTACGGTGACCAAAAAATCACCACCCACAAAATAACCCGGGGGTAGTTGATATTTCAACGTTCCTGTCATGAGTGTAGACGGTGCTGTTGGTATTGTAAGCTCCCAAACGTTCCTTTCAAAATCAATGAATACCAAATCACCATTCGGTGCTTGACAAAGACCAGGGCTAGCAGGAGCAGTGATAACAATATTATTCGGAAAAGTCAAATCCCTGTAAGTTGAAGAGACTTGGTAAGGTGGGTCACCTAACAGACTCCATTCTCTAATAACATAAGTAAAAGGTGCAGGGTTATATAATTTCCAAAGTTTTTCTTGTGAATGTGCAACATCTAACGATTGTGTAATATCATTTGGTATAACCATTTGAGGACCCCTAATATTTGTTGAGGGATTGTAATAGAAAGTTCCCACACCAAAAATATTGACTAAGGTAACACACTCTGGTATAGTCTCTAAAACCTCCTCAACTGATGTTGTGTTGGAAAAAAAATTTGGGATATTCAAAGTATCTTTTATTGCCCAAATTGTTTTATTTTGATTTGGAGCAAGTTTGACCTGTGATTCGAATTCGGAATTATCACATCTTTGATAACTGAAAGTGACTACGGTAGTACCACTATTTTTTATACTATATTTAACACAATTCATTTTTTTTATTTAAGGGGCTGACGATGGTGTTGGTGTTGGTGTTGGTGTTGGTGTAGGAGTGGGTTCGGGTGTATTACTTGGTGTTGGTGTTGGAGGGAATGTTGTTTCGGAAATAATAATATTGAAACCCGCAGCATAAGAAAATGTACTTGTCACACACCAAATATTTTTTGTTTCGTTGGGATTCAACTGAACTTGATATTCCCATTCTGAATTACTGCATTCTTGATAGTTGAAAGAAACAACTGTACTACCGGTGTTAGTTAGAGATAGTTTACTACAGGCCATATTTTTTTATTTATAAATACTTTATTTCCAAAATAAATTTGGAATTATGGACATAATCCTATGTTTACAATCAAACCAGTACCAGGGTCTATTTGAATAAATTTACCACCATCAGTTATAATACTTTCTGAACCTATTGGGGGTATGCTACAAAGTAAGTTACCATAAACAAAATCCCCTGGTTGTAATTCTGTCCATGGTACAAATGAATATATTTGTACATTAGCGGGTCCATATCCCGCCATCGAACAAGCATTATTCCAAACAGAATCTGTCCATAAATTATCTGAATAAACTACTTGTGGTGTAATTGATGGAGTAGGTGTATTTGTAGGAGTTACAGGTGGAGTAGGTGTATTTGTAGGAGTTACAGGTGGTGTAGGCGTTTGAGACGGCGGTGGAACTATACAATTCGGACAATTTGGGTCTAATAAATTATATCTATTTTTCAAAACCCTGAAATTGTGTGCAACCTGCGCAGCATTCAATGGTTCAGTATACATTCTAAAGGCACTTATATTACCTATAAAACTACCAGCAAATAATTCCTCTAGTCTAATGTTTGTTGTAAGTCCCGAATAAATTGTATTATTCAAATCTTCAGTGGTCAAACATTCAGGGTCTTGTTGATAAACGATATCATCAATTGTTGGCGGACACCCACCCGAGAAAGTTAAATTGTCATGTAACCCTTGAGTTCCTCCCCCAATAGAAATATTATAACCAACACCAATTTGTTTCTCTCTTGGTGTATTTAAAAGTCTCGGAATTATTTCTTCAAAATCCAAAATGACCATAAACAATCTACCATTTATATAAATTTCCAAGTCACCGATTCTGAAATTTTTCTCTTCCATCCAAGAATCTTTGAATTTTACAATTTCAGTTGTTGCTGGGTCATAAACTTCTCTATGTGTAAGAGGTGGTTCTATCAAACTCAAGCTATTGTTGGCAGTTGTTGCGGTGTATTGTTCCGAAACCAATAATCCCAATCCTCCCAAATCCAACAAATCACATCCCTCAAAATATTCTCGTCTTCTAAAAACAACGTCAACTTGAACCCAATTTTCCTGAAGTATATAATTTGTATTGTCGCAATCATGAAAAATACCCCTTGTCGAACACCATTCGTTTACCGAGGTTCCCGTAACATAAGTTTGTGCCGAGGTACAGACGCCCGTAAATTCGCAAGCACCTGTGATTGTATAAGTTTTCACACATATTCTTGGATTACCGCTATCTCCAGATAGTCTGACTGATAGAGCATTAGAAATTCCATCATATAACGGGTCCAATTCAGGTACAGATGCTTCTGCTGTCGGTTGACCACAACCACACAAACAGGTATAAGATGTTACACCCGATGGTTGATAAACAGGAATACACGAATGCTCGGCAGTAATACCAGTGTTCAAACACTCACAAGTATGCATACATGTCAATCCTGAAGTAACCCTTGTGTAACCTGTATCTTGTTTTGGTGAGCCGTCTGCATAGTGATAAAATTTGTTTTCGGCTCTTGCCCCCATATAAAAAAATGTACCCTTGTTTTCAGGATATCTTTTATTCAATCCAACGTAGGTGTCCCCCCACCATCTATGTTTTAACATAAATTCGGCAGTCCATCCTAAACTAACCCTTTCAGGAAATACCTGATAATCATAACCGGGTATTTTATAAAACCCTTGAAAAAATCCACCGAATAAATCTGCAACATAACCTACAGATGCGTTTTCATAGGCATATTCCAACTGATATGTATATGAGTCATCGTTCCATAATCTATTCTGAGTTGTTGTAAAACCCGTTATTGGATGTAGTTTCATCCTTCTATCATACTTGTACCTACTGAACTTATCAGAAATATTTGTGTATAACCCAGTTGTAATTTCAATCGTTTCTCCTGACATTTTCTCTACTAACCCATTATCAATTCCCGTAAGACCAACATCACAAAGAGTAGATGCTGAAGGACATAAATTCGGGTCAATATCAGATGGATTCCAATAATTTTGTGAAACAATTGTATCACTACTAAAATGACAATCATTATTTTGACATATTGTTGTACCTGTTGAATCAAAATCAAATTTGAAAGGCATTCTATTACCATCATCCTCCCCTATCAGTAATGGAGAAAAAACCACTTCTTGGTCGTAATCTTTTTCATCGCTAGCAAGACATAAATCTGTAACCTCATTAAAGGGGATTAGTCTCCATTTTTGGAAATTGTATTGATTAATATTCTGATAAGACATAAACTAATGATAAATACATTACCAACGAGTATTTATAGAATAAAACTCAAAAGATGATTACAGAAGGTTTGGAATATTATTCATCCCCTTATTATTTTTTCTTGAAAAACAAGGGAAAAGATTATTCATTATATATTGCGGTAGAAAATACTATTTCCGAAGCAAAAAATAATGATGTTATGGTCAAGGTACCTAAAGACAAAGTTGAAGCCGTAAAAAGATACATAAATAAAGTGACCAAAAAAAAATCTCCAAAAAAAACCTCTGATGTAAAAAAAGAAATTGAAGAATTGGTAGATTCTGATGGTGTGATGTCTCTTTCCAAAATTCCAATATTGGACCCAGCATTACATCCAAAAAAGACTATGGACCAAACTGTTGCCGCCTCAAGAATCACAAACGACCCAATTGCTCGTGGTTATAGAACTTATTATGGGGAATCTGTTGAAGTAGACGAAGTAGATTTATCTAAAGCTTTTGGATATGAAGAAACTTCAGGCAAAACACCAGAAGATACAATTAAAATTTTGAAGGACATGGGTGTTGATAACGCAAAAGAGAGAGCAAATGAATTCGGTAAAACAGTCAAAATAAATAAAGGTAAAAAACCTGGTAGTAAAATGAGAATCAGGTTAGTCGAAAAACAGAGAATCGAGGAATTGAGAAAACAAAAGGTTTTCAAAATGTTGGAAGACATTTTGATGAAATCAAAAGATTCTGTTAGTTCTGATGTAAACAAAAAAGAAATTACCGTTTCAAAAATTTTGAAAAAAAATCTTAAATCTTTAAAAAGACAAGCGGAGAGAGAAGGAATATCAATTTCCTCTTTAGTAAAACTTTTAAAAAGTGAATAAAAATTTATACGATAAAGAAATTGAATTTCCAGAACACCTGAGGAAACATTTGAAAATTTGTTTCTACAAGGTGAAGGATTTTAATGAAAATGACGAAGGATATAAAAGAAACAAAGAACTTCAGAATAAAAATTATATCACTTACAAACAACTCAAAAGAATCAAAAATTTTTTTGACAATTTCAAGGGTTCAGACAAAGAACCTTCATTTGTATTGAACGGTGGTTTCCCTATGAAAAATTGGGTAAATTATGAGTTGGATTTTATGAGAAGAAATCCCGAAGCGGTGAAGAAAAACAAAATGGAAACGGGAATGCAGAATCAATTTATAAAACCTCATGAAAAAAAGGATTTCACAAATGTTAGACCTTCTCAAAAACACTTGTCCACAAGAGAAAAATATGATGTGGCCGTGACGGAAAGTCTAAAAAAAATAAACGATTTAATTTCGAAAATTTAATTTTATGGCAACTGACCTTCCTATTGATTTATCTCAAGATGTTCCTAATCAGCTAACAGCAATCGCTGAGTTAGAAAGAGCAAAACTTATTCCTAAAAATGATTACAACGGTGTTGGTAATCCGTATTCCGCGACTAATCAAGACGCCTTAGCAGACGGTGACAGATTGGGTAGGGGAACAGGTATATTTTTAGATGTTTATAACCCTGCTGCGGGAACTATAGATGATATAGCTGAACGTAGAAACGGAATAAAAACAAACAGATACAATTCAAGTAATCAATATCCGAACTTTCAGATATGAAACTTAGTAAGATTTTTAAATCTTTAATATTGGAAATAGCTTCAATGGAAGAAATTGGTAATGCTATTGACGATAAAAAGGTTATTTCTATCTATTATGATGGAGATGTACCTGGAGGACCAGGACTAAGGTCAGTTGAACCCGTTTGTTTATTTGTACACAAAGACAGTGGTAACTTAAACTTATGTGCTTGGGAAAGAGAAGGGGCATCTCATAAAGTGGCGGTGGGAGATGGAGTTTTGCCGGGTTGGAGATTATTTAGATTGGACAAAATTTTATCTTGGAACCCTACAGGAGAAACCTTTGATGAAATGAGGCCAGGTTTCAATCCGAATGGAGACAAAAGAGCCTCAGATATAAAATTTATTGCAAATTTTTAATTATGGACCAATTGATGCAGAAACTTATGAAATCCAAAGCTATAATGGATGCTACTAATAATATGAAAAGAGGGAATCATTCTGATAATTTACCTATGAACATGGTTCAAAATTTTGATGTTCCTGCAGCAAAATACAATATACCCGAGGAATTTTTACATGAAAATCAAACACCTCAAAATGTGGTTGCTCGGGAAAATACAAAGCCCGTAGGTGTTCCAACCGTGGAAGCAATCAAAAATTCAAAACTACCCGACGAAATAAAAAGATTGATGATTGAACACCCAATAGCCCAACCACAACAATCTCAAATGACTATCTCTGATGAATTAGTTGAGAAAGCTTCAAGATTGATGAGAAAACAAGATAGTAACTATATTACTGAAAGTGCAAAAGAAAAGGTTTCTAAGCCACAATCACCCTCAATAGACTACGGTATGGTTCAAGAAATGATTGAAGAAGCGGTAAATAAGGCTTTGAGAAAAAACAATTTATTGATTGAATCGACAGAGAAAACTAACGAACAATTTACTTTTAAGGTTGGTAAACACGTTTTTGAAGGTAAAGTTACAAAAGTTAAAAAAATAGTTTAACAACTTTTCTTATTAGACTTAAAGTATTATATTTCTCGAATATACTAAAACTTTATGTCAAAAATCAATGTTCTTGTTATTCCTTCCGACCGTACAGGGGTTGGTAAATTTAGGTCTGTTGACCCTCACATTTTTTTACAAAATCTTTATCCTGATGATTTTCATGTAGATATAATCTACGATGTACCTATTGAGGACATTGAATTTTTCAAAAAATATCAAATTGTTGCATTTCACAGAAGTTTGAATCCTGATTTTGAGAAATCAAATGACATGTTAAAAAAATTACAGTCTACTGATGTTATCACAATTGATGATATCGATGATTATTGGATGCCAGGCAAAGAACATCCAATACACGACATAATCAGATTTAATAAGATAAACGAAAAAATTGTTGCAAATCTTAGAGAAGCAAAATACGTAACAACAACAACTTCCCTATTTGCAGATGAAATTAAAAAAATAAACAAGAACGTAATTGTTTTTCCAAATGCAATAAATCCCGATGAATCTCAATTCAAAGAAAAAACTTCAGAATCAGACAGACTGAGAATTGGTTGGCTTGGAGGCTCATCACATTTACACGATATTCAATTATTGGATGGTTCGTTTAGTAAACTAACCTCTATATCCAAAAACCTACAATTTGTACTTTGTGGATTTGACACAAGAGGTACTATCACAGAAATCAACCCTCAAAATGGTGAACACAAGAAAAGAAATATTTTACCACATGAAACGGTTTGGGCTAATTATGAAAAAATCTTCACGCAGAATTATTCAATAGTTTCAGAAACATATAAAAAATACTTATTAGACTTCACCCAAGTAGAATATACAAGTGAGACTAGTGAATCATATGTTCGTGTTTGGACAAAACCTGTTCAGTCTTACGCAAAAAATTACTCAAAGTTTGACGTATCCTTGGCCCCTATTAAAAATACTATGTTTAATAGGATGAAATCTCAATTAAAGGTAATCGAGGCGGGTTTTTATAAAAAAGCAATAATTGCCTCTAATTTAGGACCTTACACAATAGATTTGGTACATTCACTTCAAAATGGTAATTTTGTGGATGGTAATGCACTTCTCGTAGATGAAAACAGAAATCACTCAGATTGGGCTAAGTATATTGAAAAACTTCAAAAAAATCCCAATTGGGTAAAAGACTTAGGTGAAAGACTTTATGAGACTGTAAAAGATAAATACGACTTGAGAGTTGTTACCAAACAAAGAGCTGAATTTTATAAATCACTTGTATGATAAACACCCCTATTGACAAATTACTATTTTTAGACATCGAAACCGTTGGTGTTGAAAAAGATTGGGAATCCCTTCAGAAAAATAACGAACCTCTCTCTTTTCAGTTTGAAAACTACTTTGATTGGTTTCAAAAAAGGTTTCCTGAGGATGCAAACAAACCCATATCTGAAATGTTTATCAATAGGGCTGCTCTTGTGCCTGAATTTAATAGAATTGTTTGTGTAAGTGTTGCATTTATAAACAAAAAAGGTGAAGTAAAAATTGAATCACATAATGATGTTGACGAAAAAAAATTATTACTAGAAGTTCAAAAAATTTTATATAAAGTAGGAGAGCTCGGTTTTCATTTATGTGGACACAATGTCAAAGGGTTTGACATTCCTGTATTAGCTAAAAGGATGATAATAAATGGAATTTTACCTCCGAAAATTCTACCAGGTCACGACACTAAGCCATGGGAAATTAAAGCTCTTGACACCAAAGAAGTTTGGCAATACGGAGGGTATGGCTCAATTGCATCATTAGAATTGATGTGTGTTTGTTTAGGAGTACCCTCACCTAAAACTATGGAGGTTACAGGTAATAAAGTTCATGAAGCCTTTTGGATAAAGAAAGATTACGACGGTATAAAAAATTATTGTGAAGCGGATGTTTTATCTTTGATAAACGTTATAAAAAAATTAAATCAATTAAAATGAGTGAGGATAACAAAGAATTTTCTGAACTTTTGCAGTTATTAGAAAAACTAACATCAGAAGCAAACTCTAAATCGATGGACGCTCAATCCGAAGACGAGTTAGATTCTCTAGTCTCGATGTCATTTGATGACCTGAGTCAAGAATTTATAAAAGAATCAAAAACAAAACTTTTAAAGGTTAAAAAGATAAACTCTGACGCAATTTTACCATCATACAATTACCCTTCAGATTCTGGTTTTGACTTATACTCCACAGAGGAAATAGTAATTCCTGCCTTAGGAAGAGCTTTAATTCCCACAGGTTTAAGTTTCCAATTTTCTGAGGGATATGAAATCCAAATCAGAACAAAAAGTGGATTGGCTATCAATCAAGGAATCATGGTTCTGAATTCACCAGGTACCGTAGACCAAGGATATTCGGGGGAAATAAAAGTTCCTATTTTTAACACCAATCCTTCATCTTTCACAATTAAAAAAAATATGAAAGTTGCCCAAGCCGTACTTTGTCCTGTGGTAAATGGTCTTTTCGTAAAAATTGAGGAAGTTGACACTTTTGAAGAAACTGACCGTGGTGATAACGGATTCGGAAGTACTGGTATTTAAAACTTTTTGTATGGGAAAATACTATGAAAACTTAGACACTCTTATCGGACTAATAAAAAAATTAGAAAAAAAGAATGTACTTGCAGAATTTATTATAGATTGTATATCATTAGCAAAAAAAGAACCCAGTAAGACCATACATGAAATAATTAAAGAATCTAAGAAAAAAAGATTAGAATAATGATTACAATAGGATATTCAACTAGAGAATCTAATCCAAAGCTCAAAGAATATTTTATCAAAAGCTCTGGTTTTAAAAAAAATCTCGTTATAGAGAAAGTAAACAATGGAGAAAAATCTCTCTCAGAAATCTACAATGAAATTTTGAGAGAGGCAACTACGGATATTGTAGTTCTTTGTCATGACGATATAACATTTGATACTTCTGCATGGTATCCTAAATTAATCAATCATTTTAACAATTCAGACTTCGGTATTCTTGGTGTTGCGGGCACAACTCATATGCCTGAAAGTGGACAGTGGTGGCAAAACAGAAGAAAAATGTATGGAATAGTAAACCATCAACAAGGAACAAAAAAATGGGAATCTAAGTACTCAGAACCATTTGGTAACGATATAAAACCTGTTGTTGTTGTAGATGGACTATTCATAGCAATTCACAAAAAAAGAATAAGAAAAAACTTTAATGAAGATTTCAAAGGGTTTCATTTTTACGATATTCCATTTTGTTTTGAAAATTATTTAGAAGGAGTTAAAGTTGGGGTAATCACTAACATTAGAATCACTCATCAATCTATCGGTATGACAAATGAGAAATGGGAATCTAATCGGCAATTATTCATACAAAAATATTCTTCAAATCTTCCTCAAAAAATTTTGTTTGATAGAGAGAAAGATAAAATAAATGTTCTTCTAAGTTGTTTAAATTTTAGAACTTTCACTGGTTCTGAGTTGTATGTTTATGAATTGGCCAGAGGTCTTAAAAAATTGAATTGTGAAGTGACTGTAATGTCACAAATCGGTGGACCACTTACGGATTTAGCAAGGAAGAATGGAATCAAATGTTTATCGTTTGAACAAGCCCCTGGTTTCAAATTAGGAGATGGTAAATGGGGGTTCGACGACGGGAATGGATATAAAGTTTCTCAAGTGAACATGATGTATAGGGTTTCGGAAGTAAACTTTGATATAATTCACATCCAACACAAACCTGTTGCTGAAAGAATTTTAAATTTTTATCCCGAAATTGATAAAATTTGTTCAATCCATTCGGAAATAATCGAATTAGAAAATCCGATGATACATCCATCAATAAAAAAATATATTGCAATAAGACCCGAGATAAAAGATTATCTTATTACAAAATTTCAAATTTCAGAAAATGATATTGAAATAATTTATAATCCAATCGATGAGTCAAAATTCACAAAATCTGAGTTAGATGAATCAGGTTATGTTCTATTTGTTGGAACTTTGGATTATCTCAGAAGAGAAACTTTAATGGACCTAATTGAATACACACAAAAAATAGGTAAAGAATTGTGGATTGTTGGAGAAAACAAAGGTAACTTTTTAGACGCATTACAAAGAGAATCAAATGTTAAATATTTTCCAGCAACTTGGAATATTGAAAAGTATTTGAAAGGTTGTTCAGAAACAGCAGGGATACAACTTGGAAGAACAACTATTGAAGGTTGGTTGTCGGGTAAACCAGGTTGGATTTATAAGGTAGATTCCTTGGGTGTGATAACTTCAAAAGAAAAATTTGACCCACCTTCTGATATCGAAAAATATTTTACTACAAACGTGGCTAAACAAATCAAAGAAGAATATATAAAAATTATTTCATGATTATACTGACAACCACATACAATTGTCAAACTTTTATCGAAAGATGTTTGTTCAGTATTATGGGACAAACACACAAAAATTTTACATGTTATATAACAGATGATTTATCAACTGATTTTACCCGAGAAGTAATAAAGAAGACAATCTATAATGACAAAAGATTTATTTTAGTTGAAAACAATACAAAAAAGTTTCAACCTGGAAATTACGACCAAATTATAAGAGGATTAAACATACCTGATGATGAAATTTGTATAGAAGTTGACGGTGACGATTGGCTACCAAACTCAAATGTTTTTGATTCAATAAATGAAACT